ATGTTTGAGGCCCATTTCTACCTCAAATAGTACCAAGAGCGGGAATCGAACCCGCACGACCATTGCTGGTCACAGGATTTTAAGTCCGGCGTGTCTACCAGTTTCACCATCTTGGCTATTAGTTATTTAATTAATATTTTCTTTATTAGGTTTCATACTATGGACAAGTATATTCCTATCTAAATTAGCACTTTCAATATCTTCATATACTAACGGCATCGAAACACCATTTGCATACATGATAGTAAAATAATAAGGATACATTTGAGAATGTGGATTCTCAGAATTAGATTTAAGAACTTTACCAATAAGAATTAAAGGTAATTCCTGTCCATTACCAACAACAGTTCCAGAAGGAAGAGTGATTATAACCATTGTATTATATTTTGTATGATTAGTTTCAAAAATAAGAGTACCACTGTTATCACAACATTAGTACTCTTAGGTGCGTAAATTACACCGTCAACACGTAGGACACAACAATTCCTACTTTATTCAATAACCCACGGAGAGTTAAATTCTTGCAGTTCTTCTACACAATCTTCAGATACAATGATATGACTTTTATTATCTACACTTTTTATATAATAAACGAGTTTTGGTTTATTATTATCAACAGTAGGATTTGATGTAAAAGCGTAGCCTTCGATTGTATATTCAGTGACTTGCCATTTCTTATGGATTTTTTCGAGTCTTCTATGACAACCTATTTCTTTAAGAGCTTTAGATGTTTCATCACAATAAGGTTCAAGACCAAAATATTTAATTAGTTCATTATGAGTACTATAATAATTAAGTTTATTAAGCTTAATATGAGTACCGATTTTAAAAACATGTCTTTGAATATTCCTAAGACTAACAACATCAAAAACTTTAACACATTCTTCCATAATATAAAGGTTTTAATTAATAATAAAATTTGTTGAGGTACAAGGATTCGAACCTTGAATTTCAGAACCAAAATCTGACGTATTACCATTATACTATACCTCACCGATTAAACAAGTTGTAAAAGTAATAGATTTATCACGGATTGCCTATCGAGAATATCTACTCATAAAAGTTTGTTATACTAATATGTTATTACAACTTGTTTTATTTATTTACTTGCCATCATTCTTATGAATAATAGTAGTACGATAAACAGGACGACATTTGTTTCGTTCATCTCCATTTACAACAATCGTCTGAATATAAGAAATCTTCTTACCTTTTCCCATACGACCAATCTTATTATTTTCGTTAGCTTTTGTGATAATGTAAGGCATGATTTTGTTATTATTAAATGTATTATTTATGTTTCAAATATAATAATTATATATGGTATCACCAAATGTCAAAACAAATTTATTTTGGTTCATCATATATAATAGTTAAAGAACCATCAGATTCTTCACGAGCTTTAACACGATTTATAACTTGATTAATAACAAGCGTTGCAATATTCATCTTGCTTTTATCAAACTCAACAGGACAATACTCAATAAGTTTATGATAAATATACTCAATTTGTTTCTTGAATATACTTGTAACTTCAGGTTCAAACTTATGAATATTATCAAATGCTTTCTGATTAATTACAAAAAGAATATATAGTTGTTTATCATCAAAATTAAGTCTATCTTCTATTTCTTTACTAATATCCAACACCATTTGAGCAGCATCACTCTGACTTGTTTTGAAACAATTAATATTATCACAATTAATTTTATCAAGAACTTCTCGAATAATATTGTAATAATACTTTGTTGAATGTCGATAAAGTTTACCAAGAAGATTAATAGTTTCTTCCAAAGAAAAGAACATAATATAACAATATATCATCGTCAGATTTGTCATTAGAATAATATCATTATATACGCCCTTTTCTTTGAAAGTTTTTTCTTGTTCAGCAGTCATTCCCGTATTACATCTTTCAAATCTTGTAATGCTTTAATAGATTTTCTAAAATTAAGAGTTACATTACTAAGAAAATCAATAATATCTACTTTATGTTTAGTAGTGATATTTTCACTTTCCATATATTCAGATACAATACTTGTAACAGCAGTATGCTTTTTTGCAACTTCAAGTCTTATATCTTCTATTTGTTGAATTACAGATTCAATAGTCATAGTTTAAAAAACATATATCTTGATACATTTTACAACAACTTGTCTGCAATTAGTATCATTGATTGGTTCGATACTATATTCTTTTCGTCTTACACAATATTTACATTCACCAATAGCAATCCAATCACTTGCTTGAATGTTAATATCTCTATCAATAGGAAGAGAAAGAATAGTTCCTTTTGTGTCTGATATGATTGTTAAATACATCTTATACAGGTTCAATTAAAATATTAGTTACTCCATGTTCGTAATAAGTAGTAATAATATGTCGAAGTCTAACTTCATGCCTAATAGAAACAATACGAAAAATGCCTTGAAAATTACCATCAGTTACAGATTTATCTTCGTCTGTTTCTTCATCAGTAACAGTATCCCAATATTCAAGGTCAATCTCATCATTTACATGAAAAGGATTGTCTTTCATTTGGAATATATCACTAACAGCTTTATTATCAACCCTTATGAATTGAGCATTCATAGTTTAAAATTTAAAAGCCTTAAATTTACAATTTGTTATTTCAATATGATAAGGATTATATTTATGACGAATAAATTTTTTAATGTTTTTAGTTGCTTCCTTATCAGTATTAGCTTCAACATCTATTTTGATAATATTTTTCTTATCAAAATTTAATATAACAGTTACTTCAAATATTTTATTTTTATATATCATAGTATTTTCTCTATTAACACGACAAGTGGGCGTGCAACCCACTCCCCTACCGGCGAGCGTAGCGACGGCCGAAGGCCGGAGAGGAGCGGATTACAATATTACCACTTTATTTATTACTATTTCGACGAGTTGCTTTAAATTCAGCAACAGTTTGAGCGAACTTGTTACGACAAATTCTACGACGTTCTTTAACACAGTAAACGACTTGTGCAATACCGTTTACTTCTTTAACAGAAAGAATAAGTTTAGCAGTCATGGTTGTACTTATTTAATGTAAAATAGCATCATCAGGATATTCTTGCCATCCATAAATATAACAAAGACTTATGATAGCAATAATCATAAGAATCCAACCCCAACGAGCTGTATCTTCATTATCATCAGGCATTAAAATAAATCCTATAATACCCATTATCCAAAATATAATTTTTAATAACATCACCAGTTATTGTGAGTTAAAGTATTAATACTTATCGTTTTTTCAAGATAATCAAGATAATTATGATAAGAACTTTCGCTTGTAAAACGATAATCATATTGACAAGTATCAGTTTTAATATTAACCATATGTCCATTATCGTCTAAATAAATAGACTGAATAGAATACTTATTAATATAAACATCACCCAAGCATACATAAGAATCTTGAATATCTTCATTAATAGTAGCATCAAAAGTTCTATCTTTGGCCTTATTATAAGAATAAGTGATAGCGATAATAATAGTGCAAATGATGATGCAGATGCAAGGAAGAAAAAACATACTATTGGTCATAGTTATTTGTATTTAATTGTTGTTGAATCAATGATTGTTGTATCGAATGAGATTGCGAATTTACGAATGTAAACATCCATTACTTTTGCGTGTGGAGTTATTTCTCTCCAACGTCGCATTTGTTCTTTAACAGTAATTCGAGAATCACATTCGAATATAATTGTTACATTAGAACTTGTTGTTTGAACTCGTGAAATTCCACATTCTTCAGAAGATTTAATTTCTAAATCTTCTCCTGATTTAAATTTAATAATGATAGATGGTATCATAATTTAGATTATTATTCCTAATGTACAAACGATTATTATTACTATAATAGCAATCACAAATGCTATTTTAAGATGTTTTACTACATCTTTATATATAGTTATATCAGATTGATATTTTTTAATTAATGATTCTTGATGATTTAATCGTTTATATAATTGTTCTTTATAATCGTTATGTTGTTCGAGTTTTATTGCTATTTCATTTACTCTTAAACGTGCATTATTAAGTTCTGCTATTTCTTGTTTTCTAATTATTGATAATTCTGCAAATGCAATAATTATTTCTGTTGCTGATAAATTTTTTAGTTTATTTGTTGCAGATTCAATTTCAGCAGTAGCTTGTTGTATATTTATTTTAGGAGATACATTTGTAAGACGATTGTAATCGTATATTGTTATTTGTTTAGAACCAGCTTCAATCAATCGTGATATTGCTGATACTTTTACTTTTGTTTCGGTTGTTGTGTCCATAGTTATTTTAGATTAGAATAATAAATATTCTACAAGTAATACAATCCAATATCCTCCAAATAAGAATATAATGAATGATGCTTGTAGTTTTTCTGATAACGTATATATTACATATCCGTTTAGTATATCGCCTTTTTCACGTAATACTATACATACGAATATGTAAGATATGATAAATCCTATAATTGCTTCTAACATAATTTGAAATATAAAATGAGATTCAAATAATAATAATAAAATTATATTAAATATTATAATAATTAATGATAAAACTACTAATATTAATAGTAATAATAAAATTAAAATTATAATGATTTAATACATTGAGAGAGTAATAATGCAATAATTATATCAATTACAATGACAATAATTAATGATATTATAACAATTAAAATTGTAATTACAAGTGATATTATTGATTATATAAAAAGTCTTAAAAATAAAGAAGATGAAATTATGATAATGATTACGCAAATATCAATAATAATGGTAATAAAAATAGTTATTTATCACATATTGGTTATTATAAAGAGAAAGATAATAGAAATAAAAATATAAATATAAATGATAAAATTAATTATAATAAATATATAGAAATTAATTTACCATCTAATTGTTATTATCGGCTTGAATTATATTTGTTGATAATGAAGATAATAATGGAAATAATAGAGGAAATACGTTCGAAACTCATCATACATCTCTTATTTCATCCAATATCTTAACTGTTCTTTTATTTACATTTCCAAGAATTACATGATTTCGTACCATTAATTCTTTCACATCTTCTGTTGCATCATGTGTTAATAGAATAATATCATTTAATTCTTTAAGAACTTTGGCATTATCTTTCGTATAATCTAACGATTGTTGTAATGTTTCTAATATTTCTTTTCGTGATTTATTTACTAATTCTTCAACTTTCGATACTATAAATCCAATAATTACGATAAATAATAACGTAATATAAATCGTTAAAACTATTACTTTTGATGTATCACTCAATGAAGATGTAAGTAATGCTGATGTTATTCCACCTGTTAATATAACAAGTATGAATATAATTGATAAATATGAAATCATTGTTCGTAGTGTTGATAGTAATTTAACAAATAGTGTCGATAGTAATTAACCTTTTATATTACGAAAAAGATGAAGAGTATCATTTCGACACTCTTCACCTGATTCAATAGTTTAGTTACGAGCAACAGGAAGAGAAAGCAAAATATTTCTGTCTTCCTCAACTGCCATATTTGCCGAACGTCCGAACATAAGACGGAAAGTTTCCAGACGATAGGCCATATCTCCGGCAGCATTTGCAGCACCATTAATCCGCTTAATTGCGGCACTTTGAAAATCGGATTCTTTGTACTCTTTTCCGATAGCTTCAATAATCATTGTGCCAGTAGTACGATAAGGCACAAGGTCGCCCGGCTTGTAATCTTTGCCGTCAACACTAACCGCCTTTTTGGTCTTGTAACCCCATTCGCCAACGTCACCAGCAGGAATAACGCGCAAGGTCATTTCGTAATACTTGGGCGGATTCGCTAACGTATTCAGTTCCTCGACCATGTTTCCGCCGTTATCATGTTCGGCATTATCTTCGTTGATACAAAGGCAACTAAAACCGAACATTTTAGCCCTACTTTCTGTAATACTCAAAGGAGTATTAAGTTTCTGCCCTGTTTCTGCATCAAAAGCACGCAGAAATACAACGTTTTCGGTATTCTCTTTACCGTTGATTGCAAGCGGTTTAGTTTTACCACTGATGCGTACTACTTGCGTAATAACTTCGGTTGCTTCTTTAATCTGTTTTGCCATGTCATTAGTTGATTTAATTAGACTATTCGCAGGCTTTTATTTTTTTCCTTTCCTGCAATCTCAAGCGGGGGGCTTCGCAAACCCTTGAATGGACGGGGCTGATTCATTAGGTACTTCTACACTACATACATACATTATATTTTAAGTATCAGCATTAAGACTTATAAATACATTTTTAATATTCCCATTTATATTAAGAGAATTATTTCCATTTATATTTACATCTTCTCTTTTTTATTATCATTATTATAAAAACCTTTAAATATATTTTTATTAACATTATCATTGATAATATTATTATCAAAATTTATAAGACCAATATAATTATTTTTCTTTTCATTTTTAAAAAAAAATTGTAATTATATCTCATTTATTATCATTTTCATTAATATAATTATAAATATTATATGTAATATTTTCATTAATTTTCATTCTATTATTTTAAATACTAATAAAATTTACAGTTTTAACATCTCTATCTCTATCAAAATCTTTAATTTTTCTATCCATTTTTACATGAATTTTCAATATAATTTTTATGTTAATTTTAATATGACTTGTAAAATTACCTGTAAAATTATCTCTATCTTGACCAGTTTTATGAATTTTTGGACTACTATTTTCGTCAATTTTTGAATGAATTTTTACATGAATTTTCATGTTAATTTACCGGATACCTATATATAATAATATTACTACTTGTAGTAATATTATAAATAATGTATATATTATAATATATATTCAATTATCTCGTAATTCATTTACTACTTCAATTAATCACGTAAATAATAACGAAATTTCTGCTTCAAAAATTGCTCCAAAAATTGTAGATTTTAGTGAAATTACAAGTGACGTAAAAATTAATTCTTTTGATAGGAAAACTGGTAATGCAAAAAGTAATGAATTTAGTAGAGCTTTTAGTAATGGAGATATTAGATTTAATATTGTGACACCGGGTGGGGGAGCAGGTTGGACGCCCACTCGTGAGGTCATTCAATCGCTAATACTACAATTACTATTAGAAATGATAATAATGTTATTCTTGATAGTAATAATTTTATTGTTTTAGATTAACATTTATTAGGATTTGTTTGCATATAATAAAGATACAATTTATATTTGTACTTGTAGTTATAATAATGTAAATCTTAAACAAAATACAACTATGAAAGAAAATGTAAGTTTTATTCCTCGCGGTAACAAAGTTCTTGTTCGTGCAGAATTTGAAGTTTCTACTCTTAATATTCTTAATGACGAGGAAATTAATAAGATTCCTGCAAAATCTTATACCGTTGTTGCAGTTTCAGATAGAATTACTGATTTGAATGTTGGTGATAAAGTTAAATTAGAGAATGGTGCTATGCCAACTCTTGTTTCTATACCGGGTGATAATCAAACTCTTCGAGCTAAACAGAAAGTTCATCGTGAAGGTAAAGCTATCATGGGCGTTGGAACTGTTAAGTTTAGTGAGTATCTTCTTGTAGATGAATATGCTATTGTAGGTATTTGGAAAGAAGGTTCTGAAAATGCAAATTAAACTATGCTAAATCCTTTTGTTTACGATAAGCTCGTCCCTATTATAGATGAACGTATTGAAAAACATTTGAAACCTTATGTAACAAAACGTCAATCTTGTTATAAACGTGCTGTTGCATCTTGGGAGAAACTTACTCCTGAACAAAAAGCGAAAGTGTTAGAGTTCTTTGAAAGAACACAAAAGGAAAGTGTTGCTAAGGCTATGATGCGAGGTGAACCTATAATTAATGTTCCAAAAGTTGGCAATTTTACTTATAGTGTCGTTAAGTATTTTGTTAGGAATAATAAAGAGGAACTTGATTCTTTAAGTAAAGAGGAAAGAAAATCTCGTATTATAGCTTATTATTTAGCTAATAGACGAAGACGTCGAAGTGCAGAAGAAAATGGGAAGAAAATGCGTTTCAGAAAAGATATTACCAAAGGGTAGAATCCTATACTTTAATGAAGAGGAACATAAATATACTGATGATTTAGGAAACGGTTATATTTCTGTTACTACACTTATTGGTAAATATACACAAGAATTTAAGAAAGAAGAGATTGCCGCGGCGTGTGAACGTATTGGTAAGAATCCTAAACATCCTAAATATCAAAAATATAAAGGTAAAACTAAGAAACAAATTCTTTGGGAATGGGAACAAGAAACTATTAAGGCTTGTGATAAAGGAACAAAGAAACATAATTACCTTGAAACTGCAATTAAGACTTGTAATGGATATAAGTTGAACGCTAACGGTTTCATTAATGATAGAATCTATACGATAGATGATATTATTGGAAATTGTAAGTATGGTAAACTTAATCTTGATTATTTTGTTAATACCGGTATTCGAGATAAATATCCTGCTATATATAATCTTATTGCTTCACTTGTTACGAAAGGTTATAATATCTATGCTGAGATTGGAGTATATGATAGTCAAAATCTTTTATCCGGTCTCATAGATATTCTTTTAGTTCGTGATAAGGAATTTATTATATTAGACTGGAAAACTAATAAAGCACCTATTAAGTTTGAAAGTGGTTACTTTGATAAGAAACTTGATGGCACGCTTGATTTAGATAATTTTATTTATAAAGAAGAATATTTTACTGCTCCACTTGACCATTTAGCTGATAGCGTAGGAAATCATTATGCTATGCAACTTTCTACTTATGCAAGTCTTGTTGAAAGCTGGGGTTATAAAAATGTAGGTATTATTCTTTGTCATATTAGAACTCTTCAAGAACAATTTAAAGATAATGGTGATGAACAAGAAGTCGTAGAAATGTATGATATGCCTTATCTTAAAAATGAAGTTAGTCTTATGGTATCTGATTATTCAAGTAAGCATATTTACAAAACTTCTAAAACTCTTTTCTAAATTATGAAAACTATTAAGATTTATTATATTGATAGTCGAGGTAAACTTGCTGTTAATCTTATTAGGATTTTTAATGATAAATATCGTGGGCAACTATAAAATTTAGTTTGAATATGTATAATGATAAAGAAATAGATATTCAAACTAATGACGATTGGAAGACAAAAGATAGTCCAATTGTTAATGAAAATCCTTATACAAATTATCTTTAAATTAGTGGTATAAGTGATGCGACAAATGGGCGTCCAACCCACTCCCCTACCAGTCGAGGGTGCGAAGCACCCGAAAGGCCGAACGGAGTGAGGCCCCTACAAGTTACAAAAATAATACAATTATGAATGCAACTAAAGAGTCAAAATATAATGCACTATTTAATAAACTTGTTCATGTAAATAATTTACCGGATAAGTTTATTGAAATTGCTAAGGAACTTGGTTATCCTATATTTAGACAAAATAATAAATATCCTATTAATCTTAATATTTGGGGTATTCGTTCTAAATCTACTTGTACTAAACATTATAATGATGTTATTGTAATGTTTTATGAACGAGATTTTAATGTTTGGGAATGTATGGTTTTTGAAGCTACTACTGACCCTTCGAATTTAAATCTCGAAAGTCCAGTTAATTCCAATGGATGTGCAATTCTTCGTGAAGGTTATCATCAAGGACTTTGGAAAATTGGTAAACATAAAGGTCAATATAAAGCCTTAGTTCAGGCTAATCCGTGTCAAGTAATTCGTGATAATAATAAAGATGATAAAATTGATATTACCGATAATACTGACTTTGGTATGTTTGGTATTAATTTACATAGGGCGTCAAGCTGGAAAGTAAGTGACGAAATTGGTTTATATTCTGCTGGTTGTCAAGTTATCAAAGATGTTAATCAATGGAACGATATTATTATTCCTTTGTTTGATAAAGCAATCGGTAAAGGAACTCAATCTTATGTTCTTATTAATGAAATTGATTTAGATTTGTAAGCTATGAAAGATACAGTTCGATATATATTTTATATACTTTTAATTCTTGTAATTGGTATTGGAGCCGTATATGTTGGTAGAATAGTTAATCGTAAGTATTTAGGTATTGAAAGACATGATGAAACTATTAAAGAATTACGTGATAGTTTGAATAGTTTTATTAAAAAATATGATAAGATTATTAATGAACAACAATTAGTTATTGATAGTCTTGTCGGAGTTAAACAGAAAACTATTACTATTTATGAGAAAGCTGAAAGTGATTTTAATGATAGTAATATCATTAGTGATGATTCCATTCTCCGCTATATCGCAAAAAAGATACAAGATTGATGGAGATACAGTTATAGTATTTACTCCTAAAGAAACTCGCAAACTTGCTATTAAACTTCTTGAAGGTGAAAAATATGAGAAACTATATCTTACTGCCAATGAAATTCAAAGGTTACAAGATAGCGTTATATCCTACCAATCTTATCATATTGCTATTCGTGATAGTCTTTTGGTTGTTTCTATTAATAGTCTTGATACGCTCAATACTAAACTAATTGATTATCAAAAACGTTATTTAACTGAACGTAAAAAGAAACGTCGTAATGGTTGGATAGCTGCTGGTTCAGTTGTTTTAAATATTGTATTAATAGGTCTTGCAAGTCAATAACATATGGTGCATGGTTTTAAAATAGAAAATGATAAACTTATTCTTGATGTAGAAGAGATACTTCAATATCCTATACTTCAACAGATTTATGCTCGTGATGATAGTAAGGATAAATCTTTTGCTGAAAAAGAATTTAAGTTTATACTTTTTTTATCCGATAGAAAAGGTTATGTAACTAAGGCAGGACTTACTAAACGAGAAGCATATAATTATGCAAAGTCGAATGCTGGTTTATCTGACACTTATCTACCGGATAAAGTTGTTTTAGCAGCAATTGAATTTGTAAAATCAAATCTTAATATTACTGCTGTTGAAGATTTAATTTCTTCTACTATTAAATCTCTGAATCTTTCAAGTAAATTAGTTCGTAGTCTTACAGATGGCATTGAAGATTTAATGTCAAAAGAACTTGAAATGAAAGATTTAGCTATTTGTGAAGAAACACTTAAACAGATTATTAAAATTGCTAATGAAATACCTGCTCGTATTGAAGGTCTTACTGAACTGAATGATAAGTGGGACAAGATTGAAAAAGGTGTAACAACAATTCGAGGAGGTGCTGAATATAGAGATAGCTATGACGGAACAAATGATAGAGCAGTTAATGCTCCTAACGAAACAGAAACATTATCATAATGATAATCGTTATGGTTATGAAACTGGAAAAAGTCCATTCATAGATTATATACTTGAAGATAAAGAAGATTACAAACCTTTGTCTTCAAGTATTTGTCGTTTTACTAATAAACCTTGGATTGACAGAGATAATGATTTTCTTATAGGTGAAAGTGGAGGTGTCCTAATGAAAATCGACTTTGTTTTCGTAGGGACTGAAATTTTTAGTCGTGTTGCTGACTTTTATGAAAAACATGGATGTTATTGTCTTGAACCTGATGATAGTCCTAATGCTATAAAGTTTTGGCAACGTGAAATGGATAGACGAGTTAAAGGTGTTCAAGCATATTGTAAATTATACATTAAAGATATTCCTGCTTATTTAGCAGCTAAATCTGATGCTGAACGTAAAGCTCTTCTTCATAAAGTTCGTATTACAGGTGACCATTATAACTATCTTAATTATGGTCGTATCGAACGTGCTCCTAATGAAAAGGAACGTAAACAATTAGATAGCGAAGGTAGATTTAAAGTTAATACTGTTGAAGGATTTCCTCGTTTTTGGGATGGTGATTATTGGAACTTTAAAATTGATGAACTTATTGCTAACAATAGTTGTAACTTATGTAAGGCAAAAGCTCGTCGAAAAGGTTTCTCTTATAAACGAGGTAGTCAAGCAGCAAATACTATCAATGCAAATAAGAATGTAACGGTTACTCTTGCTGCTGACCAAATGGATTACTTAACTGAAAAAGGTGCTACATCTTATATGGTTAAAGTTAATCTTGATTGGTATGAAGATAAAACTTATTGGCGTCGAGGTTATTTAAGTGAGAACTTTAATAAAGGTATTGAACTTGGATATAAGAAGTCAAAAGAAGGTCAGAAAGCATTTGGATTTCGTAGCAAACTTTTAAGTGTTGCTATTGGTAAAAACGAAAGTGCCGCCGTAGGTAAGAAAGCTATTGAAACTGATTTTGAGGAAGCAGGTAAATGTCCTAATCTTCAAAAAGCATTAGACGTTATGATGTCTAATAGTGAATCAGGTGCAATGAAAATTGGTACCATTCGTGTTTATGGTACTGGTGGTACAAAAGGTGCAAACTGGGAAGCTTTCAGTAATTGTTTTTATAATCCCGGAAAGAATGATATGCTTCCTATGGAAAATATCTGGGATGCTAATAGTCGTCATCAGGTTTGTGGTTTCTTTTTTCCACAGATTTGGGATTATGAACCTTTTATTGAAGACGGTAATTCTTTACTGTTTGCTTCTTGGAAAGATGATTATGACAAGAAACGTCTTGCAGAACGAGAGAAAGATGCAAGCGAATATAATATTTATGTAGGTCAACGTGCTAATAGTCCTAATGAAGCATTTACAAACACACAAGAAAACATTTTCCATAGTCCGGAACTTACTAATCATATTAATGCTATTAAATATGATAAGTCTAATCATTTTTATGAAGATGGTTGGTATGTACTTGATAATGGAGTTGTTAAATTTCTTAAAAGGGACGAATGTATTGCACAATCTCTATTTGGTTCCGCTAGATTTCATGAATATATAACTGATGTTCCTCATAATTCAAAAACTGATGTTCATGGTTGTATTCGAGAGTTCTATTCCCCTATACCAAATGATGGTAGTCTTTATTTTATTTCTTATGACCCATATCGTGTAGATAAAAATAAAGAAGAAGTTAGTACTAAAAATTCACTTGCAAGTTTCCAAGTTTGGATGCGTGTGAATAATAAAACTCCTTATCAAGGTAAACGATTAGTTGCTTCTTATTGTGGTCGTCTTGATACAATGGAAGATGTCGATAAACTTGTTCTTTATGCTTGCTTACGTTGGAATTGTAAAGTTCTTTATGAAGCTGGCACAGGAGAGTTAGTTACTAATTTTAAGAAATGGGGTTATAGAGATAAGTTACTTAAAGACCCAAGTAGTTATATTAATCGTAGTGTTGATGGTCCTCGTATTACTGGTTATGGTATTGTAATTGGTGATGGTGATATAAAGTTAGAGGGTATGCGAATGGTTCGGGACTTTCTGTACGAAATTGTAGGAAAAACGGCGGATGATACACCGATATATAGATTTAATCAAATTTATGATATAAGTTTCTTATTAGAGCTTGATAGGTTTATATTTGGGCGTAATGCAGACCGTTTAAGTTCTGCTATTGTAGCAATGTTTGAATTTCGTAAAGACTCTTTATTATTAGAACGTGAAGCTAATAGTAAACAAAAGTCTGATGAAAGAAGTCGTAAAGTTAATAGATTCTTAAAATGAGTGAACGTGATTTAAGAGCAACTCCACTTGTTGTACCTGACCAACGTGCAAGTACAGCTACAAAACAAACTAAGGCTTGGTATATTCCAAATTGTAATTATTGGATTAATCTTGCTATTGGTCAAAATGATAAAACTATTACGCAAAAATTTCTCGATGCTGCTAATGGTTTAGTTGACCCTAAAACTTATCAGTATGTTCTTCGTAATTATATTGATAAGGTTGGTGAGAAAGCTGTCATGTATGGTGAGATACGTGATGTAGATTTTCTTACTCCTATTAAAGAACGATATATGGGAGAATTTATTAATATGTTCTCTAATTATCAAGTATTTAATAATGACCCTCTTGTTACTCTTGAACGCAATAAGGTTCTTGCTGATAAAGTAATGAATTATTGTAATCAAGAAATTATCAATCGACTTAATGAAGCTGGATTCGATACAGGTCAGAAGACAATTCCGCAAGGAAAACTTTCAGATATAATTGAAGAAGTTCTTAACGATTGGATTGATGATGTAACTATTACAACTCAAAAACGTCTTGAACTTATTAATACTATTGTTGAAGCAAAAGACAAGTATCAACAATGCTATTTCTATTGGTGGGCTTGTGAGGAAGTCTATACGTATCGAGAAGTTTATAAAGGTGATATTTATTTACAAGTTATATCTCCTATTGAATATTATCGTATTGAAAGTGGTCAAAGATATATCGAAGATGATGATGCAGGTGTTCGTATTTATCGAATGTCAATTCCTCAAATCATTGATAGATTTAGAGATGAATTGACTGATGCTGAAATGAAATATCTTCGTGATATTTATACAGTATCTCCTAAATATGATGCACCTGATGGTATAATTCAAATCTTCGATAGAGCTAATTTTGCTGAACGTAAATCTATCTTACATACTAACGCTGAAGCTCTTCGTAGTGAAGCTCGTTTATATGGTAAAGAAATTGATATTTATCATTACGTTTGGAAGACTGAAATTAAGCAAGGTATTCTACAACATAAAGATTTGTTAGGAAATATCGTTGAAAGTGTTGTAGATGAAAATTATGAATTTGATGCTGAATCTGGTGATATTAGTATCGAATGGACTTGGATAAATCAAGTTTGGGAAGGTTGGAGAATAGGTGGTTGTCATAGTGGTGTTTATATTAAACCTCGACCTATTGAAGTTCAACGTGAACGATTTAACAATTATAGTGATTGTAAATTACCTTATAATGGTATTGTAGGTTTACATAAGGATAATCTTCGTAATCCTATTCCGTTCCGTGTTCTTCCTTATCTTGCTCTTTATCGTATTTATACTCTTCAACAAGAACGTGCTGTTGCTAAGTTTAAGTCGTGGTTATTATTCCCTGAAAGTATCCTTGCAGATAGTAGCGATATGACTACTGAGGAACGACTTGCTGTTGCAAACAAAGATAGTTTCTTACCTTTTGATGATTCTGAAGCTACGCCAAATAGCTTACAATCTATTCGAGAAGTTGCTACAAGTGCTATTACGAATTATATTCAAATGCTTGATAATCTTAAACAGAATTTGAAAGCAGAAGCATGGGAAGCAGCTAATATGAATAATGCTCGCTTTGGCGATGCAAAAGATTATGCTGGTAAAGCTGTTAATGAATCTAATTATTCTCAAGCAATGACTGGAAGTGTTTGGAGTCTTGAATGTTTTAATCTCTTCCGTGAACGTGATTATGTTGCAAACATTGATTACAGTAAGTTTGCTTGGATTGATGGTAAACGAGGTTCTTATGTAGACCCAACTACTAATAAAGTTGTTGTTGTTGATATTGATGGTTCTTCTGATTTCTCTGGTAATATTGGAATTTATATTCGTAATAATGCCGATGTTCAGAATAAGCTGAACATGATGAAAGAACTTGCATTTAGTGCAGGTCAGAATGACCAACTTGAAGTTGCAATTGAAGCAATTGAAAATAATAATATTACTTCTATTGCTAAGAATATTAAGAAAGCTATTGAAGCTCGTCGTGAGTATGAACTTCAAATGCAACAAGCTCAACAAGAAGCTCAAGCACAAGTTGAACAAATTGTTAGTCAAAGAGAGCAAGCTAAACAAGAATTTGAAGCTACTCAAAATGCTCTCGATAGAGAACATGATATTGCTCTTGAAAATCTTAAACTTGAAGGTGAAAAAGAAATTTGGAATATGCGCCTTAAAGTTGATACGAATGGAAATGGCAATATAGATAAAGATGAAGCTATGGCTGCCCAATCTGGTTATACTACGGCAGATGTTAATCGTATTAAAATCCAAAAAGAATTAAAGCAATGATGAACATTGATTCTAACCATTATGCACGAGAACCTGCAAGATAATGGTCGTATAAACACTATCTTTATACATTATATAATATATCTTTGTCTTTGTAATGTTATTCAACTATAAATAATAACTAATATGGCTGTTGAAAAAATTATTATTCCTGATGATGAAACTGCTGAACAAAAGCAAGCACGTCTTCGTAAGGAATTAGAAGAGAGAAAAGCAAAAGAAGCTGAAGAAGCTCGTAAAGCTGAGGAACAACGTAAAGCTGAAGAAGAAGCTGCTGGTTCTAAAGGCGATGAAAATGGTGGTGAAGAGGGTTCTGGTTCAGGAGAGGAAACTACTGAGGAAGCAGAACAAGTTGAAATTGATGGTACTCTTTACACTATTGATGATAACGGTAACGCCGTAGATGCTAACGGTGAAATTAAGTTTACTAAAGCTCAGATTGATGAGATGTCTGCTGATAATGCTAATGAAGTAGATGAAGATTATATCGAAGCTATTTCAAAAGCAAGTGGAATTGTCATCAAAGATGAAAAAGGTAAACCTGTTAAATTTGAACCTACGATTGAAGGTTTTGCTAAACGTGAAGCTGCTATTAAAGCTCTCGGTGAACAAGAAGGTTTTAATAAAGGTTTTAATGATTTCTTAGCAAACAATCCTGATATTGCGGCTCTTGTAGAATATAAGAGTAAATTCGGTACAATCGAAGGTTATTCGGCTAATGTAGATTATAGCAAGGTTGAAATTACCGATGATGATAATTTACTTGCTGATTTAATTTATAAAGCTGAAATTCAAAAGGGTACTTCTCCGGAACGTGCTAAACGAATTGTTGATTTTGCGAAAGCAAACAATACGCTTAAAGATGATGCAACTGAAAGTTTAACTTGGTTGCGTAAAAATCAAGAAGCTGAAATCAATGAAATTCGTAAACGTGAGGCTTTGGAAATGCAAGCCGAACTGGAGAAAGAAATAAAGTTTTATGGTGTTTCTTATGAAGATGATGGAACTGTCAAAGTTCATGATGCACCGGGAAGTCTTTATGATTTAGTAGTTGTTAAAGGTCAGATTGGTGAGTATGCTCTTCCTAAAGAAGGTTTAAGAATTAAGACTAAAGATGGTGAGAAACTTGTTTCTCGTCAAGAACTCTTTGATTATTTCTCTCGTCCTGTACATGAGATTAATGGAATGGTTTATAGTCAAGCACAAGTAGATGAGATCAATCGTCTTTCGAATCCTGCTGAATTGGCTATGCGTTTTATTATGAATCTTGATGGTGGAGTTGACCAATTGATTAAAGCTGAACTTGGTAAGCGAGAAGTTAAACGACTTCGTTCTCTTGCCTCGAAAGCTGGAAAGAATAATGGAAATCCTAAAACCCATAAGGTTAATAAGGATGATAAAATTATCTTACCTATTAAGTAAAGCAAAAGTTCTTGCCTTATAATAATAATTTAACCAAAAATCTAATTTACAATGCGTGAAATTGGAACTGTAAAATTTGACAGCAATCAATACACAGATGCTAATATGCTTCTGAATTTTGATTTGATTGACCCTGTTCGTCTTAATCGTAATCTTACTTATCTTTGGGGTAAGGATAGTGATAAGTTCCCTCTTCTTACTTTAACCGAAGGTCAAGGTGCTGTTACTACCAAAGTTAAGTTAAATGGTGGTGATACTCAATATACGTGGGATTTAGCTCCTCGTATGCGTGTTACTTCTCGTCTTAAAAAGCTGGTATCTGATAAAAGTGCTATTCAGCCTTATGGAACTATTGAGGTTGAAATGGAGGATAACTGGTTTATTTATCAGCATACTGCTATTGCTCCGTCTGGTATGCAATGGCGTATTCAGAATGAGGGTATTGCTACTTCTACTGGTGGTTACGTTTATCGTTTTACGAACATGTCCGGTGCTCCTGTATCGGCCGATGCTGTCGCACAAGACTTTTTAAGTGGTGCTATTTGGGCACTTGGTGCTTCTACTATTCCGGGAAGCAAGTCGGATGGTAACCGCTCGAATAATCAGTCGTTCAGCAAGGCAACCAATCAGTACGGATATTATCGTTTCTCGAAAGAGATTGCTGGTAATATGGGTAATAAGGTTGTAGATATTGCTCTTGATACCGCAAGTGGTGGCGAGCGTAGTCTTTGGATGCCTTATGAAATGAAGATGTGGGAAATCATGCGACGCGAGATGCTCGAAGAGGACTTATGGTTCTCGGAGTATAACCGTGATGCTAATGGTATTATCCACTTAAAAGATGAGAAGACTGGTGAGGCAATTCCTCGTGGTGCTGGTGTTCTTGATATTCTGAAAGCTGTTGGTAATTATGAAACTTATTCTGTACTGACGCTTAATCGTTTCGACCGTATTATCACTCGTATTTTTGATAATCGTATTGATTCTACCGTTGAAGAGTTAGTTCTTTATTGCGGTAAAGGTTTCGCACGAATGTTCAATGATGCTATTTATTATGATGCTCGTCTTAAGAATTACTTTGTAACTCTTGGAAATGAGGAGATTAGTAGCAATGGTGAGATGATGTCTTATGGTAAGTATTTTAACCGTTATAAGATGTTTAATGGTAAGATTCTTACTGTCAAGATTGTTGATATGTTCGATCACGGTATTCGTGCTCGTCGTGATAGGGAAGCAGGTAATATGCATCAAGGTCTTCCTCTGACTTCGTATAGTGCTGTATTCCTTGACCACACTATGGGTTCGAATGGTGAACGTAATATTAAGTTTGTTTGTGAGGAAGGTCGTGAGTATAAAGTAGGTGTTTACAAAGGTATGGCTGAACTGCCTGCTTCGTGGGGACTTGCAAGTGGTACTCAACTGTCGGACACGAAAGATATTGCTTCTTATGAAGTTCTTGGTTCGCAGGGTATCAATATTGATAATCCTACTACTTCGTTCTGGCTTGACCTTGCTCTGAACTAAACTTTCAAATTGAGTAGTAATAATCGAAAGGTTATTACTACTCATTAACATATAAAAGATTAATAACTTAAAAATGTTAGAAATATGATTAAGGTAAATCGTTCGGTTCGTATTGAATGGCGTAACAACCCTTCTTCTTTCGAACTTCGTAATAAAGATGCTTTTAAAACTGATTTTCTTCGACTTGGTTCTGCTATTCGTCCTGTTAACGAATTGCTTAGCCGTAGTGAGGAAATGAGAATTCTTCTTCCTACTGTTATTGGTGTATCTCCCGTTGATAGTTCTTGGCAAGAACGAATCACTACATACTTAAATGATTTTCTTCTTGAAATTCCTGTTCATGGACTTACGTTTGATACGTCTTATGTTCTTGATTTAGGAAATCCTACTTTGAAGCATAATATTGATGCTTTTATTGCTAATCTTAAAAAACAAGCTTTTATTAAAGACCAAACTGGTGCTGAACTTGAAGCCGCAGTTCTTGAGAATATTAAGAAGCTGGAAGAAACTGAACTTTATAAGTATGTTACTTTTGTTAATATTCCTGATTATATTAGTTGGAGATATTGCCTGTTAAGTAGCAAAGTTGCTAATAAGGTTGAAGATATTAATAAAAGCGTTAATATTCAATTTTATCTTACTTCGGATACTGAGCGTAAAGCTATTAAAGCTGCTCGTACGAAACTTCGCACTGAAGCTCTTACCAAATATACGGAGCTTATTAATGGTTCAGATGCCACTAAGATTGACAACGTAGTTGTTTCAGTCGGTAAGATTGGTAGTTATTCTGAATTTATGGGTCTTAGTAAAGATGATAAGGAAACTATCCTTCTCGATCTTGTTGATAGTGACCCGAAGAAGTTTATTGACATTGTTGGTGATAAACATCTTGCTATTAAAGCGAAGATTAATATTTACCTTTGGATGAATATTATTCGTACTCTTCCAAATAGTTCTATTATTGTCGATGCTTCCAATCCGGAAAATATTATCGGTAATAATATCAACGATGCTATTTCTTATTTCTCTAATGAGAATAACAAAGGTATTATCGCCGAATGGGGCGCAAAGTATAAGAGTTTGAAAGGTTAGTCATGTATGAAACGGTAAAAGAGTTACATATCGAAATCGAGCAACGAATCCAGCAAATAACGTCTAATAGACATAGGAGTATTGCTCCGCAGTTTATAGATATGATGCTTAATCGTGTTGCCGTTAAATATATACAATCTAAATCAAATAGGAAAACAAATTATAAAGGCGAAGGTCTTGAAGATAGTAAGAAACGTGTAGATGATATTCAATCATTAAAACGTGAAACTCCTTGGTTAAAACTTAAACGTGATAAGCAAGATTCTGATTATCCTAATAGAGCTTTCGTTATTCTTCCCGGTGATTATTTAAAACTTATTTCTTCTACTTCACGATTGACTTATGGTAAAGCTCGATTAGTTGAAGATTTACATGCTGTTTATCCTGAAGATGAAGTTAAGAATCTTTATTATCATTTAATTGATTTGTCTAAAATTGTTCCGACTGATGGTTCAATGACTGGACAAATCAGTTTTAATGGTATTGAGATTGATATTACCGATATTCTATCTCTTTATGATACCGATTCTGAAAAGGTTGATTTGTATGAAATTGCAGGTTTGACTTGTGATAGATTACGAAGTTCTCTTCCTGTTGAACAAAATGTTTATTGGGAAAATCTAATTGGACGTTATTATAAAGATTGTATCATTATTACTTCGAGTACTAACGATGAAGTTGTATTTAAAGTTAATGATGTTGTTATTCCTACTATTACCTATAATACTACTTATGATGAGTTTGTTAAAGTAGGTAATAAGTTTTCTGAAAATGATTTAATTGCTACTGAGAATGTACGCGCTACATTAAACAATTTCTATGGTAATAAGAATAGACATCTTAATCCAATAAGTGAACTTGTTGATGATAGGTTGTTTGTTTATTATGGTGATGATTTTTGTGTTGATGCGGTTAAGATTTCATATATTAAGAAGCCCCGTCTTTTTAGTATTGATATTAACCAAATGTCAGATATGGAAGTTACACCAGATTTCATAGATAATGTAGTTAGTGATATTCTTCTTGTTCTAAAGGATGACAGTTTTAGTGCTGTTAAACAACAATCTAATTTTGAATAAAATATGAAAAGTGTAATTGTCGCAAATGATTTTTTGACAACGCTTGCTAATAATGACGTTAGCAAACTTACTCGCGGACAAGCTGTTCTTCTTAATTCTGCTGGTAAGGTGGTAGCAGCTGCTTCTGATGTAAAAGCTGATGAAACGTTACAGTTTGTTCTTGGTCTTGGTGATGGCAAGGTAAAGCGTGGTGTTTGGATTAATCCTAAGTGGTCGAAGCAACATAAGGAAGAGTATCTTGCACCTGTTGGTAAGACTTATAAATTTACTGATTTAGTAGCTAATCGCGGAATTGGTTATCAAGGTTTCGACGCTGAGGTTATTATTTCGTGCAAGCCTATTAATTCTTTCGGTGGTTATCCTCTTGAGGTTTACAATGCAAGTGTAACTATCAACGGTATTGACGAATCGAGTGCTGATATTATCGCTCGTCTGGGAGTTGAGGTTGAAAAGACTCTCGCTAAAATCAATGCTCGTTATGGAGCTGATAGCGTAACGATTGATGATTTTACTGAATCGAGTGTTACGTTTACTGGCAAAGCTGGTTTCGAATATTATGTAACGTTCGATGGTATTCTTCGTGCTACGCTTGAAGAGGGTTCTGAGAATCAGACTCCTGTTGGAACGTATGAACAAGTAGCTTTACTTGAAAAAGAAACCGCTGTTGCTGATATTGGTTACAATCCTAATTTCAAGGAATATGACCGTGTATATGGTAATATTTTCACTGCAACCGAGGGTGTTAAATACGACACGTATGTAATTACTTCTCGTGCTGATTTTACCCACCCGTTTAATATTCATACGGAGGGTTTACAGGTTACTCAATTTATTGCTATTGATAATACCAAAACTTCTGCAATTACTGCTCTTGAAAGTGTTTTGGCTTTCATTAAGTAAGAGATTGAATTGTTAATAATGTAACCACATGAATAACTCCTAATGCTATTAATTGTGGTATTAGGAGTTATTTTCTTAATGATGTTAATGTTACCTCACGAGTGGGCGCGCAACTCACTCCCCTACCGGGTTAGCGAGGCCGAAGGCCGAGCCATACAAGTTACATCATTATTACTATTAATCGTCATATAACAATAAATACGATTAGTATTATGATAAAGAAAATATGGAATCAAATAATTACTTTTTTAAGTGATTATTATTCGAAACATAAGGACGATATTATTATCGGTTTTATTATAGCTACTGTTGTAGGTATTTTATTTAAGGCTACTGTTGCTACTTGGTTTATGAGTTTATGGATTACCTTAGCTTATCAAATCATTACTTGCGGTTATCAAGCTGTAAAAAGTAAAGCAATTGAAGGTCTTAAAATACATCCTATAATTATTAATTTTGTTGTTGGAGTATTTATTTCGTTATTATTTATGGTATGGCAGTAATTAATCTTCGAAACGTTGTAGCACTTGGCGTACTTGAAGACGGAGTATATCCGAGTGTTTATAATGGCCAGACCGGAGAATATATTGGTACAGTAGATGGTGAAGGTGCAGGTGTCAAAACTGTTCCGACATTATATATGTACTATCGAAAGAACGGCCACCTATATTTATATAGGACAAAAGAGAAGATTGAAATAGACTTAACTAATGTAACTGCTTACGATAATAGTGCTCTATTCAAACTTACAGAAAAGTCTGATATTAGTAATGCGAAGATTACAGAATTTGATTCTCGTAATATTGATGTCGGACATTATGAATATAAAGTTTCTTGGGTTAAGCCAACTCAACAGTATCTTTATATTTTAGTACCTATCGTTCGGTCTATTCATACAATTACGATACAAGGTATTATTAGTAATCAATTATTTAATCTTGTTGGTATTTATGTTCATGAAGGTAAGTCTTGGTGGATTTATCGAACGAATGTAAAAACCAATTTTGATTTTAATGATAGTGTTAATGAAGTTTTAGATGTTCAAGTTTATGTTCGTGAGCTTACAGCAGAAGACCTAAATCCTGTTGAACAACTTACTAAACAATTATTTGAACATATTAATAATAAGTTTAATCCTCATGAGGTAACAAAAGAACAAGTTGGTCTTGGCAATGTTGATAACACTGCTGATATAGATAAACCTGTTTCTAAACCTCAAAAAGAGTACATTGATGCTCTTGAAAATAGGGTTAAAGGTTGGTTCAAACAATTGAACGTTTGGATTAATAATCATGTTACAGAAGTAAATAAGAAATTCCAAGATGTTTGGAATGCTATTAATAATAAACTTGATAAAGATGATTATGAGAATGACAAAGATAATTTCAATTCTCATATTCGAAATTATGATAATCCTCATAGAGTAACTGCTTTTCAAGTCGGTTTGCCTAATGCGGCATCTGATATTGAAACGTTGAAAATTAAAGCTCAAGAACTTCAAGCTCTTTTAACTAATAAGCAGGATAAAACATCTGAGGAACTTGTTACTGAAAACAAACGTATTGTAGATGCTATTAATGAGATTTTTGGTATTGTTATTGAGCATAATAATCATGTTCGTAGTAACAGTATTCATCAAATCGAAGTTACAAGTGAAATTCCTACTACGTTTGAAGATGGTGTTCTTTGGATTCGTATTCCTCGAAATGAAGAAGATTATATAACAATTAAGATTGAAGCTGTACCTGCTGATTCTACTATTCGAATGATTAATTCGGAAAATAAAGAAGCTGAAGGTATTGGTACTGCAAGTCTTGAATGTTTAATCCAAAGTCGTCTACATTATATTGTAGAAAAAGAAAATTATATAACGAAAGATGTTTATGTAGATGTTGGTGTTGAAGATACTACAATTCAAGTAGTTCTCACTCCTAAAACTAAAAAGACATTAATCGTAAATAGTAATCCTGATGATGCTCATATTATCATTAGTGATAAAAAGACTAATGTTGTTCTTGTTCAAGGTTCTGGTACAGTTACATATGAAACTTATGACCCGCAAGAAGTTAGAATTCAAGTTGGTAAAGATGGATATATAACTTACGAAGAGAATATTGTACTTGATGAGAATATTACTCGTGATATTACTCTTTTACCTATTCCTGTTGAACAAGGTTATGTAAGTATTACAGTTATTGATAGCGAAAACAAGGCCAAAATAGCCGCATACGTTTACGATAAGGACAGCGGTGGACTATTAGGTCAGGTAACAAAAGATACGCCATTAGAACTTACCGCAGACGTCAATACGAGCCAAAATTTGAGGTTTGTTGCAAGTGGGTATGACGAGTATGAACAAGCTGTTACTTATACAAATCCTATCAATAATATTACTATTGAATTACATAAGACTGCTGCTAAAACTGGTCAAGTCTATGCAATTGCACATGATATTAATTCGCAAGCATTAGATGGTGTTACTTTTGAGTATCATTTAGTTGATGAAACTGAATGGAAACCTCTTGCTAATGATCCTAATCAGATAGGTAAATCAGAAGAAGTTACTGACACTGTTGGAAATACGGTTTATTTTAGAGCTTCTAAAACTGGTTACATAACTAATACTGGTTCTGTAATGGTATATGGTAATTCTACAATGTTTGCTACTATTGTACTTGAAGAATTACCTCCTGAACCTGAAGATGTAAATGTTACTATACGAGTATATGAAGTTTATGATAGTGAGAAGTTATATATAACTGCTGATATTAAAGAGTTGTCTGTAACTGGTGATACCATAGGTACAAGTTATAAAGATGAACCTCTGATTATAACTAAGCGAAAAGGTTCTACAATTAGATATTATGCTTTACCGAAAAGTTCGGAATGGTATGATGTTGGTTGGGAAGATGTAGTATTTGATACTGATAAGACAGTTGAAATTGTATGTCAACGTAATAACAACGGTCTTATTAAAGTTCGTCTGAGAGATGCTATTAGTAAATGTATGATTAGTGGTAGTATTTATGATGAACATGGTAAATTAATTGGTAATTCAAGTTCTGGTGAAGATGACTATGTTAGTGAAGCAAATCCTGTTGGTTTCGAAAGGAATTACAAAGGTAGTTCTACTAACTATGTTGATTCTGAATTTATAACTTTTATTGCTGATGAACCTTCTGAAGCAACTGTTCAATATATTGACCTTCAACCAAAAGAAGATGTTCCATATATTGCATTTAAGTTTATAGATTCTGAAACTAAAACTCCTATTACTTCGCCCGGTATTAGTGGTTGGATTAATAGTATTGTAAAAACGATAACTACTGACTATCAAGGTATCTCTATTATTTATGGTTCTTATAGTGGTAGTATTAATGTAGAATTTAGACGTGATGGTTATAAAAATTATAAAACTACTCTTCACGATGTTCTTACATTTGTTACATACACTATTGAATTAGTTCCAGATGTTCCTTTTGAGAATGACGGAATTGATTATATGCAAATCGAAGGTGATGGTGTTGAACATCCTATCTTCCGTGTTGCTGATACTGAATAAATTAATATTTAAGCATTTATGAAAGAATCTGTAATTCGTAAAGTTTTTTGTGCTCTTAATTGGCCACCTAAAACTGGAGCATTTCAGAAACTAATTACTTTTATTGTTGAGGGGTTAGCTACTAAAGCTAACTCTTCGACAGTAGAAGAACTTCAAGGTAAAGTAACTACTTTGGAGGAATCAGTTTCTACTCTTACTTCAAAAGTTAGTACTTTAGAAAGTACTGTTAGTACTCTTCAAAGTAATTATACTTCTTTGGAATCAAGAGTTACAGCTCTTGAAACTCCTCAATCTTAATAACGTCTTACAACTATGGCACAACTTAATCTTCTTGAAAGAGCCATCGAAGCTGCTGTAATGCTAAATAGTAATAAACGACAGGTTGTTGATATGTGGCTTAATGGTAAAAAAGTTTGGCCTATTGATAAACCTGTTATAGAATTTAGTGTTGATAAAACTCTTGTTATACTAAATGATGATAATAATTACCATGATACCATTACTGTCTTTGCTACTGAAGGTACTAAATGGGAATTTGGTAATTAACGTGTTACTAATTTAATCGACCAAAAAAAAACAATGGCAACTATTCCGAGTTATTTATCTTGGGTTCCTAAAAGTGGTACTGGTAATCAACAAATTACGATTAATTCTACAAGTCCTTATAAAGGTCGTACTAATCGTACTACTGAGATTCCCGGTAAAATTGTTGGAAAGTCGAATAGTGTTACTGTAACTGTTGTTGAGACAGCAGCTGCTGAGTACATTACTCCTGATGGTTTGAGTATCAATGTTGCAAAAGGTGGTGAAACCATTCATGTAACTGGTAAGTCAAACTCGAAAATTCTTACGTTTACATGGAAGACTAATTTTGGTATTCCTGTTGTAACGTCTTATAAAGTTAATGGTAGTGTGAGTGCTACTTCTGGAACTGCTATCACAGGTGACCCCGGTGCTACTGGTGAATATTCCTATGATGTAACTATTGTAGTTCCTAAGAATAATACTATCACTGCTCGAAGTGCGACTCTTGAAATTAAAGGCGAAGGTGCTTCGGTTGTTAAAACTATTACTATTACTCAGGCTCTTGGTGACAGTTACCTGTATCTCAATTCGCAGGGTACAACTACCGCAACTGTTACTATTCCGAAGGGTGGTGGTGAGCAGACTCTGAGTGTTCTGTCTAATGACGAATGGACATTCGAACCTGCTGAATAAATTAATTAATCATTTATGAGTGTTATCACTAATAAATGGAATGACGAGAGTGGAGATTCAATTACTATTGAATCTCCCTCTTTCCAAGGAAATCAGACTGTTAAAATTTCATCACCTGTTCAAAAGGGTACTTCTAAAAGAAGTATGAAGTTTATTGGAAAGTGTAAAAAAGATTCCAGTAAACAAGTTATTCTTACTGTTGAACAAGAAGCATCTGTTTATACATATGATTTAATATTAAGTAGTGATAATACTGAAATTGCGGCAAAAGGTGGAACTGCAAATATTACAGCTGTACTTAAAACGTATCGTAATGGTAATTTAGTTAGTACAGATAATGTTACTCCAGTTCTATCAGGAAGTGCTACTGGATTTTCTATATCTGGCACTACAGTTACTGCAAGCAATCGAACTACTATTGTAGGAACTGAACGGAGTATTACTGTAACTGGTAAGTTCTCTAATACGTTTGATGGTCAAACTGTTTCTGCAAATATTGTTATTAAACAAGAAGCTAATAGTAAAGTATTTAAAGAACTTACTAATAAATACGTTAGTTCAAATCCATATACTGGACAAAATACTGTTAAAGCAAATGGTGGTACTGTAAAAGTCAATACTTTTGCAATTTATAATTATACAAGTGGTTCTACATCAGAAACAGATGTAAGTTCGGAATGTACATTTACTAATCCCGAATTTGGTACTTGGAATTCAAATACTCATGTTTGGACTTGCCCTTCTGCTGGTACAACTGTTTATGAAGATAATAGAGGTACAAATATTACTGTAAAGTGGAATGATAAAACCACATATTATTATTTATATCAAGAAGCTAATACCGTTTCATATAGTGATATAACCATAACTAAAGAAACTCCTATTAATTTAAGTGCTAATATGCACATTAATATTAAAGTTTCTGATGGTTTAAGTTATTCTCAGAAAGCTACTTATACAAGCGGTGCTACCACTGATATTACAACAAGTGCTAATATAACTTACTCTGTTCAAAATCCAATTACTGGATTTATGTTATCAAATAATATATTAATGGTAACTTCCAATCAATCATTAAATCCTCGTAATGGTTTTGTAGTTAGAATTAATATATTACTTAATGGTAAAACTGCTATTAAGGATATTACTTATAATCAAGCTGCTGGTTATTATACTTATGCTAATCCAGTTGTTACGTTAACTTGTAACGATGTTCCTGCAAGTGGTGGTAGTGTTAAAACCGGAAATGTTACATATTCCCAGACATATGGTTGGAATGGTGCAACTACTGGTGCTGGTGTTATAACTGAAGGTGAAGCCTATATTAGCTGGACTGGTGGTGTTGATAATATTCCATCTCTTGGAACTACTGTTAAATCTCGAACTAAAGTAGGTGTTTTAGGCGTAACAGTTAATATTAATGGTAAGTCTGATAATACAAGTGCTGATATTTATCAAGCTGAAAATAAAGTAACTAATAGTAATTATAATCCTCGAATTACTGCTTACGGAACTCCTACTGTAAGTATCGGTAGTGGTTTGACAGCAGCTGGTGGTTCTGCGACTGTAAGTGCTTCTGTTACTAATACTGAAACTTATAACGCTTTGTATAGTTCGGGTGCTACTGGCCCGAATCAAACACGAAGTGTTGGTGGTAATTTATCAATTTCTATGACTGCTAACGGTAATAGTAGATTCAGTTTATCTGGAAATACGATTACTCATAGTAGTATGGAAACTAATGAAACTACTGATACTGTTACTATAAAAGTTGTAAATGACGGAGATAATTCTAAGTCAGCTACGGCTTCTAAGAGTATAACAAATAATAAAACTGTTAAATCTACTTCTGGTGGTGTTTATACTTACGGTGATATTGTAGCTGGTGCTATTTCAAATAAAACTATTCCTGCATCTGGTGGTTCTGCTACTGCTACTGCTGGAAATGGAACTCAAAGTTGGAACAAATCTGCTACTATTACTACTTATCAATATACATCGGGTTCAACAAAAGATGTTACTACTGAAGCTGCTTCAAGTGGAACTAATAATGTTGCTCCGAGTATAGCTTCTATTAATGCTACTGCTTCTTCGAAAGGTACTATTGTTTCGGCTCAAACCACCGTAAAAAGTCAAGTTGTTACATGGTCTGCTAATGGCAAATCTGCCAGTGGAACTATGTATATTTATCAAGAAGCAAATGCTGTGATAGATGATAATTATAATGAACATCTTAGTTCTTATGGTACTCCTAAAATAAGTATTATGACAAATCAGATTACTGCTGCTGGTGGTACTGCACGTGCAGCTGGAGTAGTTAGGAATACTTATACTTATTATGATTTATATACATCTGGTAGTACAGTTCCTTATACAAAAACCAAAGCCGGTGTTTATAAAATCGAAATGATTAGTAATAGTAATAATAGATTTTCTATGGATGATACGTATTTGATTACGCATTCATCTATGGGAACTAATGTTACAACTGATATTGCTACATTTCGATGCTATAATGAAGATGATAGAACAAAATATGTAGATGAATCTGTTTCTGTAAGTAATAGAATTGAATCTTATAATTATGGTTCTTGGAATATCAGTATTTCTGCTAATCCTACTTCTCTTCCAGCAACCGGTGGTACTTCTACTATTACAGCGAGTTGTTCTCGTTCTAAAACTCCTGTTTATACATCAGGTAGTACTGGAACAGCAACAACTGAAAGTGCAACTCCTACATTAGCTTTAACAACTAATCCGGGAGGTTTTACATTAAGTGGTAATAAATTAACAGCAGCTAATAATCCTATTGGTGCAAAAACTGCTACTGTAACTGCAAGTTATTCTGGTGCTACTTCAAAGTCTGTAAGTGTGTCACAAGCAGCTGGGCCTGATGGTATTGGATATATGCAGATACAAGGTGATGGAACAAGTCATCCTATTTTTAGAGTAGGCGGTAACACGAGAAGTGTTGAACCTATGTCTATTAATGAAACCTCTGAAACTGCATCTGATGAAGATGTTAGTATATTTGCAAGCATTAAGAAATTTCTAACTAAATTTGTTTAAGTTATGACTAAAATAAATAAGCAGGCTCTTAAAGCATATTTCCAAACTGGAAAAATACCTACTCAATCTAATTTTGCTGATTTGATAGATAGTGTTATGAATATTCCCGATGGGGGGGAGGATTCAACATTAGTTCTTGGTAATGGTGATAAAAACGGTGCTCCTTACGTAAATGGTTATAGATTTGTTAATAATCGTGACCAAAATACTTATATATTTATTACTGTTTGGGATAACGATTTAGGTGATGATTGTCCTGTTGTAATCCTTCATCTTCCTACTGATTCTCCTACTTATAATTCAGATACTATATTATACCATGTATTAAATAGAGATGAAGCTGCTCAGTTTATGAGTGGTTTGACTACTACTTTCCATGATGCATCCGATGATGAACTTGTTTCTTGTACGAGTACTGTATATGGTTGGTATAATATATTTAATCGTTATAATAATAATCCGTCTGCTCCTCGTGTAATACAAGATGGTGAAAGTACTTATTTTGTTTATCCTTGTAAACAAAATAATGAATGGTATGTAGCTTATGCAGTAGAAGATGATGTTGACATGGGTGGTTCCAATCAATTATATAGACTTACACCTGTTGGTAATTCTCAAACAAAATGGAATAGTTCAGATAGTACTATTATTACTGATTTACGTAATGGTTCTAAATGGACGAGAAAAATTATGTAGATTCTAACTAAATAAATGTTAGAATCTACTGTTATAACTATTATTCAATTTTAACATTTATTTCAATATGGCAACGAAAAGTCAGCTTAAAGAATATTTTAAAAGTCTAAAAATTCCTACTGAAGCTCAATTTGGAACACTTATTGATAGTTTCATTAACAATCCGAGTACTGATATAACTGAACGACCTAATCAAAATTTATTTTTTGGTAATGGTGAAGAGAATCCTTATATTCAAGGTATTCGTACTATTAGTAAAGCAGATGATGGTTCAAATGGTGTTGTAAATATGTGGATTTTTAGTACATATAATAATAACGATGGTGAACTCGCAATTCCTATGTTTATTCTTATGCGTACAAGTACTAAAAATCCGGGTTTATTACCAGCTAATAATAGTTTACGTTATTGTATTCCAAATGTTGAGAATATCGAAACATTTGTTCAGTCAGGAATTGATTGCAATACTTCTACAGATGATGATATTATTAGTGTTGTATATAGTTGGGAATTTAAACCTTTTGAGAAATCTGATAATATTACACCTGATGTTATAAATGTAGAAGTCCGAATACCTATTGGCGGAGATATTTATACAAATATGTCTTATACATGCTTAATGGGTGGTTTTAATTACGATGGTGCTATTGTGAAATTACCTGTGCAAATTACTTGGATGATGCACAATAGTGGTAGTGAGAATATTGATTTACAAGGTATTTATGATATTAAAAGTATTAATGAATTAAGTGAGTATGAAAATTATTGGTTACCAGTTACAGAAGATGCTAATTATTCAACTGGTTTAATTGTAACTGAATCTAATACTATTCATAATGCAATTAATGATATATTGAATGCTTATTTCAAAAAACGAGCTTAAATTATGAAAAAAGTCTATTGTAAATTCCTACCATTCAAAGGATATTTATGTATGACTATATTATGGTGGTTAATAATTCGTACTGAATATAAAGATAAAATAACTCCTACTGTTGAACGACATGAATCTACTCATAGTTATCAACAAGTTGTTTTATTTTTATTTAGTCTTATTGTAAGTATCATATTAAGTCTTACTACAAATTATTCTTGGTGGTGTTTATTATTAACTCCAATTATTCCTTTAATTGCTTATGTGATTAGTTGGATAATTGAAATTATATTACCTCCTTATAATCGAGCTTATAAAGATATTTGTTTCGAAGGTGAAGCAAGAGCTTTAGAAAGTGACCCTGATTATAAGAATAAATTGTTTCCTTTTAGTTTCTTAAAATATATTCCAAATAAGAAATATGGTGGTAGATGAAATTGATGAATGGTAAATGGAGAATTTAATAAATCATTTCGTTGAGTTATTCAACACGCATTTTGATTTATCTTTCATGCTTTGTGTGAATATACTAACGTACATTCTAATTAAAGCAATAGATGATTTAAATGGTGATAAAGCTGTTGGTACTTGGACTAAACGACTTGTTATGATTATAAGTTGTTTTGCAATTGCCGCAGGTTATAAAGCAGGAGGTTATGAAGAAACGGTTATTCTAATTAATTCTTCTGTTCTCGCACCAGTTGCTTGGAGTTGGATATTCAAACCTATTCTTAAAAAACTTGGTGTAGATTATAAACAAATTGATAAAACTAATAAAATGGATTAAGCTATGGCAAAAGTAACTCGTGGTGCTGGTACGGCTGGCATTAAATCTGGTGATGTAAAGAAGATTAAGAAAGGTTCTAAAAAGAAGTAAAGTACTATGGCAAATATGAAACATAAAGTGTTCTTATTAATTGCCAAATGGATACCCGTAGCTGTTGCTGCGGGTATTCTAATTAATAATACACTTGCAATGCTGGATGTTAAAGATGTAATATTAGATTTATTTGATATTACTACTGGTAGTTCATTAGCGTTTGTTGTAATGATGTATGCTTGTAGCTATGTATTTAATTTTTGTTATTGGCATAAAATTGTCATAACTTATGATTTATTTGTTCTACTATATATTCTACTCATACGATATACTGATATTGGCGAATGCGATGATGGCTTATTACTTACAATTCATTATATTATTGCTGGTATATTTATAGGTTTGATATGGTATGTTAAGAAACATTGTAAAATTGATGATTAAAAAGATGACTGATTATAAACAAGTTCTCGCAACAGTTCTTGAAGATGCTTTAAAGAATGTTAATGCAGGAAATACTAATATAACTGAGGAAGAAGCCTCTATTATTATAGACCATCTTACAATGCTCAATAAAGGTGTAGCTACTGTTTCAAAAGCATACGCTTGTGAACATGTTTTACATATCACGTCAAATAAGTTTGATTATCTTATGAGAAAAGGTATTATTCCTCATGGTCGTAAACGTTTAGGATTTAACGAATTAAGTTGGAATCTTAAAGATTTAGATGATGCTAAACGTTATTTGGCTAATAATAATGATTAATATTCTTTGATCGTTGTAAATCCCGTAATCTTAATAGATTACGGGATTTTTCATATCCTTATGTTATTGGAGATATTGATTGTAAGTTTGCAATGTAACCGGTTACTCTATCATTAGCAAATAAACAAATTAATATCTTTAATAGTATGAAAATGATTGATACTGAAACTGGCCATGAGATGGTTGAAGTTTCTGGACATGACAAGAAAGAGTATGCTTCGAAAGGCGTTGCTGGTACTGGTCTTGGACTTGGTATTGCAGGTACGGCTTTATGGTTGTTAAGCGGTGGTCTTGGCGGTGGTTTATTCGGTAATCGAATGGGAGCTGCTGGTGCTGTTGCCGCAGGTGTTGGAAAGGAAGATAAGTGTGAACTTATTAATGGTATGTGGTCGCTTGCTTTTAATGGTCAGACGACTCGTTGCAATGACCGTAATCAGATTGAAGCTGAGATGTTTGGTCTTTATAAGAGTCAAATTGATGCAGATTTTGGTCTGTATAAAAGTCAGCGTGATGGTTTCGATATTACGAACGCTCGTGTTGGTGAACTTGAGAAAGAGGTTGCTGTTCTTCGTGCAACTCGTCCTTATCAGGATGCTCTTATTCAAGCTGCTATTACGCGAGTTGCAGAACAAGCTGATTTCAATTTGTTCCGTCGTACTTGTCGTATGATTACCGGTGAGGTTGTTCTTCCTAATACTCCTACTGTAACTGGTTATCCTGCTTATAACCCTTGTTTGTATCGTGCAGAAAGTGCTCCGGCTCCTGCTAATTAATCTATTCTTTCAATTCGAGAAGTATTCCAATATAACAATTGGAGTACTTCTCCTTTTAATTAAATTCTTACAATTATGAATGGCCCTACATTTAATATTGGATATGACCCTATTCTTTCTAATCCTTTTCCTCAAACGGTTGATTATAGTAAAGAAATAGATGAGAGAGTTCAGTATCTTCAAGCTATGAAAGAACGTATGTCAAATACGATTCAACATCCTAATAATCAAAATAACTCTCTTTGGTCTGCTATTGATTCTGAAATTAGTAGCTTAAATGATGAACAACGAAATATATTATTTAGTGATACTAAATATATCCAAATAGATAATCAATTAAAACAACTTGTTCAAGAAGCATTAATTAATTCTGTTAAGAATGTTATTGAACAATCGCCTAATGGTAAAGAATTACTCACTCAACAACTTAATTATATTAAGTCGAGTAAGAATGCAATAATTGCTGAATCTAATAGGAAACTTGAACTTTTTGAAAAGTTCCAAATTGCAGCTAAGGCAAATCCTAATTTAACATATAAAGAATTTTGTGAATCTATTAATAAATAAGTTATGATTAATAAAGATAATTTAATTGAAGAGATTCTGAAATTTATAAATAGTAAAATTGCAGATATTTCAAGTAGTAATCCTCTTTTTGATATTGTAGCTAAACCTTATCTATCTAAAATTGTAGATACTAATATATCTAAATTAGATAAAGCTCTTTCATTAATTACTGATGAAAAAGGTATGGTTGATGGAGATGGATTACTTAATGATATGATTGATAGATTAATCGTATCAAAAGCTAATACACTAAATGGTGTAACTATTGGTGAAGGTTCTATCAAAATAACTATTCCGTTTATGAATAAAACTGTTATTTTTGATAAGGATGATTTTAATGAATTAAAAACTAATATTGAAAAATATGGAAAATCTGAATAAGTTAATTGAACATTATAAAGAAACAATTCGTATTGATTCTTCTAATGCTTGGGATTTAGTTTGTCATTTCAAAGAAGCTGTTTGTGAAAATACTGATATTAATGAAGAAAATTTATTCGAAATAATGAAAGATTTTCATGAACGTTTAGTTGGTAAACATTTTAATGAACCTTATGCTATTTATCAAGTTTCTCAAATGTATCATACTAATAATAAAGGTGTTAAAATTAATACTCCTTTATTCAGTATTGAGAATACTAAAAAGATATATGATAGGAGAATACGTCCTTTAAATAAGGATGTTACTATGTGGGATGTTTATGTTGCTCTTAATGCACAATATCACGATAATATTGATTTATATGAAAAATGGTTCTCAAATGCAAATAGTAGTGAAATAGAAGAGAAGATTATTGAAGCTACTATTGCTAATTGGTTTGAGGATGAAGATGCAAGTAGTGATAAGGTTTGGAATTATTTTAGGGTTATTTCATAGGGTATTTCAATTTGTAGGGGAAGGCGTACTATTTATTATAGTACGTCTTTTTTATATATGTAAGGCCGTAAATGGTGCGTTTTGACGTATATTTGTTAATAGGTCAATAGACTATACCTATTAATATTAACACTCCTATTTGCGTGCCTATGTTTGATTATTCGGCTATTCTTGTAGCTTTGATAACGTCGATTAGTACAATAGCAAGTATTTACTTAAAAGATTGGCTATTTCCTAAACGTAAAGAACAAAAACTTACTATTGAAAAAAGTAATTGTTATATTGAACTTGATAAGATATGTGCTTCTATACGTGATACTATTAAAGCTAACGCAGTGTATATTGCTTATTTCCATAATGGGGGTCATTTCATAAATGGTGTGGAAATGGATAAATATACTGTTGTTGGAGAAGATTATGATTATTGTACGACATCTTATAAGAAACAATTTAAAGATGTTCTTGTTAATAATTTTCCTTATTTATTTCATAATCTTCTTGTTAGAAATCGTCATTATTGTAATGATGTTACTAAACATAAGTTTCAAGACAGATGTTATAAAGATGAATTGGAAAGTAGAAATATGAAATCTGCTTATACATTTCTTATTAAAGACCCAATTAAAGATACTCCTCTTGGATTTATTTCTATTGAATATAGTAATGTAGAAGGTTTTAATCCTGATGATGAAAAATATATTTGGAAAAAGCAAAATACTATTGCTAATCTTCTGAATCAAAATAAATAAGATATGGGAACACTTAATCAATATGCAGCTCGTATTGCAAACATGGTTAATCAACCTAATAATCACGAACTCAAAGAACGTGTTAAGGATATGATTAAAACTATGTTTGCAAATCGTATTCGACAAAGCGTTGAAAAGAATGGAATAGATAATATTCTTAAACTTACTTTTATTGCTCCTGTTGAAGAGTTAAAATATAGTGATATTCTTCCTACTGAATATCGTGTAGCTAATAAGATTAGATTATTAGGAACAAAGTATAAAGTTCCTACACCCGTGCGCATACAAAGTGATGCGCCTTTTGCGTTTGTAGGTGATACAGTTGGTAATGGATATATGTATGAAAGTTCTATTACATCTCTTAAATTACGTCAAAGTGGGCGTCCAACCTGCTCCCCTACCGGGTGTCCACGAGCTTATATCATATTAAATGGTCATATAATTATTGCTGAAAAAGTTGGTACTAAATCTGTTGATGATAGACGACCAATTAATGAAGTAATGATTACTGGAATATTTGAAAATCCTGATGAAGTTCTTTCTTTCTTTAGAAATGAAGATGGACAAGATATTGAACTTCCTTTGCCTAATGATATGCTTGAAAGTATTATTCAAGAAATTCTTAAAACTGAATTTAATATCTATCCTCAAGATTTAGATATTAAAACAAATAATAATCAACCTACTGTCACACAACGTGATGGTAATAGAGAATAACAAATTATTTCTATCATTATGCGAGATGTTGAATTTTATTGGAGAGATTTTAGAAGAGAAATTGATATACAATTAAATGCTCTTATTAAACAACTTCATCTTGCTTACGAAAAGCGAAATGATTGTATTTATAATATAAAAGATAATCTTGCTAAATATCAAGCTATTGGAATGGATGTTTCAATAGCATTTGATATTGATAATAGAAGTAAGATTTATTTTAATAAAAAACAAGATATAGCTCTTGGTACAAAACTAATGAGTTATATTCGTAGTTATAATTATATTGTTTATGAGAAACTTGATAAACTTGATAATGAAATAGAAACTCTTGCTGGCATTAAAGAATTACCTCTTGAAATGTATCATTACATTCAAGATGAAGTTAATCATGAAATAGCTAATTTGATATGTCGAGGCAATCGTTATTCTTTCGGTAGTCAAGTAGGTTATGTATATGTATTCTATCGAAAACAGATGGCCGGTGATATATGTAGTGTAGTTAATTGGGGAGCTACAATGCAATTACGAAAAAATCTATTAGCTCAAAATATTGCTATTCGAACTCCTGATAATCCTAAGGGTGTTCCTTATTTTATTTACTTTGATTATGATTGGACTATACGAGCTGTTTATACTCGTATTAAAGGTCGAATACCACAAAGTGTTTATTATAAATTTCGATTCGGTTATACTCCTGCAATATATAAAAAAGGTATTAAATTAGATGATAGAACTCCAGCTGGAATTAAGAATGTTTCTATTGATGAAATTCTTGCAAATAAAAAACTTAATTGTTTTAATAAAATTCTTGCTATTTGTGCTAATCATCCAAATGATGCTGTTAAACTATATCGTAATAACATTCCTAAACTAAATACTGACTTATGATTGATAATAATATATTCATTAGTAGTGCTACATTAATAGCTGATATGTATAACGACTACAATATTCAAAGTGATGATTTTGTTAGTCGTTTTCCTATTTGGGTAGCTGATGCTTTAGAAGAACTTAAATTTATTCAAGCATATATTACCGTAGAAAAAGATATTGAATTTGATGACCATCGTTGTCAATTACCTTGGGATTTTAGAGGTATAATTGATGTAGTCATTAATGACAAACAAGCTGTTCTTAAAAATTCAGCAGAATTTAATAAAGATACTATTACTGAACAAGTAGTTACTGTTCCTACATATACTCCTTATCCGGGAGTTCCTAATGCGGATATTGCGACTGTTGATAATAACAATAATAAATATAAACATACTTCTATAAATAATGAAGCTCCGTATTATTACATTAGTAATAATTGGATTCATACCAATATTAATTATGGAACTATTCATTTAAGATATAGAGCTTTACCGGTTGTTTATGATAGTATTGTAAATATGGATGTTCCTCTTATTTATAATAATGGACAACTTAAAAAATATCTTAAACTTTATGTTATTAAACAAATGTTATTAAGAGGTTATAAACATCCAGTTTTAAGTCTTAATAACAATAATCCTTATACTAATCCGGGTATTGAACTTGATAAAATTCGAATTCAAACTCGTGTTTCTTGTAATAAATTTAGTAACGATCGTCGAGAGAATATTTCTACTATTCTTCGTACATTAGAATAAATGAAATTATGAAATTATTAGGTCTTGATTTAGATAATTCACCTCATATTGCAAAAGATAAATCTTTACGATATGCTAAAAATATAGCTATTGATAATACTTGTCAAAGTTATTTTAATGAACGAGGATTTGATTTCTTAGGTGAACTTGATGATATTCTCGAAAATCATCCTGCTAATAAAAACATCATTCCTTATATTTATAGTGATGCTAACAATCACAAATATAATATTATAGGTACAATTCCGACTAACATCGGTGTTGTACTTTTTTGCGTTGTAGAGCATTGGAATAATGCAGATAAATCAGATTTACAAACTAATGACGCAATTATATATCTTACGTTAAACGATAATGAACCTATTGTTAAACGTTGTTTATATAGTAGTAGTAATGCGTTTAAGTTTAGTATTGATAGACCAATTCACGGAGATTATATTTATAATTATAAAGAAAATCTCATTATTACATTTACAGAAGGAACTGATGATTCGGCAAATGAAACTCGAATTATCAATTTAACTGACCCGTTCTATGATGGTAATAATGGTGATGATACTCCAATAGGTGTAGATATATATACTGATGAAGTAGATGTTTTCAACCTTATTCCTAATGTTACTTATCCTGAACTTTCATTAGAAGTTAAAGATGGTGGTAATCTTAAAACAGGAGCTTATCAGATAGCTATTAAGTATCGTCTTGATGATGGAACTTATACTAACTATTCTCCTTTAAGTACTTCGCTTATTATTTGTGGTAATTACGAAGAAGATTATGCGTTAGGAATCGAAATTAATAAGAATATAACTATTAGTTTTAAAAATAGAAATATTCGATATAAACATTGTAGATTTGCTATTGTTTATATTACTGACGAAGCTCAATTAGCTTATGAAACAGATGATGTTCCAATTAATAGTGTTTCTACTACTCATATCATTAGTGATGTTTCATATTTAGCTACTATTAGCCTTGATGATATTTTTATTAAAAATATATCTTATATTAGAGATAACACACTTGTTAACTTTAATAATAGACTTATTCGTGGTAATGTAAAGACTCTTGATTATAGTAAGCTTGATGCTGAACTTAAAGAGTTTACTGAAAATAATCTTGATGTTCAACTTACTTGGGAACCTACATCTTCATATATTAACACTACTCGAAGATATTTTAAAAGTGGTGAAGTTTATGCTTTATATGCTGGATATTATGATTATAAAGGTGACCTTGTAAATATTCATCACATTCCTTGGAAAGCTAATAATTACGATATTGAATCTTATCCTATTGGTTCTACCAATAGAAATGCTCATAAGATTCCTTATAAAACACAAACTATTGATAAAGTATTTAGTCCAAGTTGGCATAGTACTCCTGAAATATCTGATTCTATTCAAATAGATGAAATAGTTAAAACAGATATAGGTGGTTCAAATCCTACATCTGGCCGTAATCGTTACTTTTCTTTATACGGAACTGCATCAAGTTATAGTGATTTAAAAGTAAGTCAAAAAGTATTACCTAAGGGTAAACTTAAAATACCTGATTTACCTTTAGCTTATTCTTCTGATAATTCTGAAGGTGGTTTGAATCCATCTGAATATCAATTATCAGTATTAGAAATTAAAAGTACTTCAAACAATAGTCAATTAATAGGCATACAATGTCAACCGGTATTTGAAGGTGATAGTATGATACCTGCTGGTATTAATATGACTACTAAAATTTATGATGCAACATCTGTTGTAAATCAAATTGATGAAGAAGATGAAACTTCTGAATTTAATTATTATGAAATTCCTGAACATAATCTTTTAGTTTCTGATAGTAAATCTACTTTTATTGGAAAAGATATTAGTACTTTAACTAATTTAGTAATTAGTTTGAATGCTAATGAAACTAAATATGTTTTAATTATATCTCGTTTATCTAATACACAAGCAGGTAGTACTGTTCCTAATTTTAATTGGATAAAATCTTTATATAGTAAATACACTGGGTGGGAACCTAAATATTCTTTAAGTCCTAATATAAATATTCAAGCAAACCTTAGCAATAAAAGTGATTTAATAGATAAATATATTACTTCTATTGTTTATTTCTTTGTTGAACATAATATTAATAATTCTCGTATTATTACACAAGGATTTGCTGTTAGAGATACTGAAACTAATAATTTCGGTAAAGGTCAAACTTATAAAAATCCTTTTGGTGGAGATAATGCTCGTTTTTATAGTTTTGAATATCTTTATAATAAGATAAATAGTATTAGAGGTAAACTTAAACCTTTATACTTTGAACAAGATATTCTTAAATTTATTAAAAATACAGAAATAGATAATGATATTAAAGTTTGGGAAGTAAACGATAAAGATGAATTTACTAATAATGTAATTGATTCTGGAACTCGGTATCTCGATGCTGATATAAATGAGTTATCTATTGATTTATCTCGTAGTGAAAAAGATGTTTCACTTGAATATATTAATCTTAATAATAGTTCTCAAAATAATATTGCTGGTGATAGCTATTATAGAATTGAAAAAGGATTTGAAGGATTTAGTAAGGAAATAGAAAATGAAGAGTGGGCAAGAGGTTATATTGCTGATTTAATTAATAATTCTGAAACTTTATATTCTGATATAGCAAATCAAAAACTTCAAATAGCTTCTAATATTATTAATATAACTGGAACTACATCTGTAACTACATCATTAATTGGTGATACATTCATTGGATATATCACTCTTCGTGCTACTGCTCCAAGTTCTGGTTATAGATATGGCGATAGTCAACACAAAGATTTAGATAGTAACTCTACTGTTTATCGTTGGATATTTACTATTCCTCTTGAAAGTAAATTTAATATACTCGCAAGATATAGTATTAATAATGTAGATAAGTCATTTAAATATCATGGTAAAACTGGTAAAGAACTTCGTGAATTTTATCAATTAAGTTATCAAGTTGATAATTTCATAAATAGTGATGTTGGCAAAGGATATTCTCCTATTTATAATGAGAATGGTATTGAAACATTTACTTATTTCGATGAAATTCCCGGAACTCAAGACCATCCTTATCGTATAATTCGTAGTCAATTACAAAGTGCTGAAAATGCAAATCTTAATTGGCGATTATTTAGAAGTGATGATTATAAAGATATGCCTTTTAATCGAGGTGAGATTATTGCATTAAAGACTAACAATAAAAATCTTTATATTCAACAATCATACGGGTTGCATTTACTGCAATTACGTGATACACTTTCTAATACTGATGAAGGTACTTCATATCTTGGTACAGCTGATATATTTAATATGGAACCATCAGAGGTTACATATAGTCCCAGTGGATATATCGGTTGTCAAAGTTATTTTGATACTCATATAAATGTTATTGGTTATTTTGTTATTGATGCAGTTCATAAACGAATCTTTAATATCAATGGTGATAAAGTAAGTAATATGACTGCTCTTAATGCTATGCGATGGTTTGACAGTAATCTTGAAAAAGATGCTATAAATCCTTTTAAGAATAATGGTAGAATTTGGGCTTTTAGTGAAGATGCTAATATCTTATATTTAGTCCAAAATATTAATAATAAACAATTTACAATTAGTTTTAGTCCTATTATTAATGCTTGGTTATCATTCCATGATTATTCTCCTATTGTTGGAATAACTAATCGAAATGGTTTATTCTGGTTTGATAAACATGGTATTTATAGTATTTCAAAAACTAATTATGGTAAATATTTAAAAGATGATAATGGTAATCAACTTGCAAAAGCATCTTTTATTAAATTTATTCTTAATGATAATGTTGTTTATAATAAGTTATTAAATAATATTACTTGGAAAGACCGAGTTGATATTATTGATAATATTATGCCTAAAATTAATAAGTTTACTGAAACTATTAATTCTTTAATGATTCATAATGATGACCAATGTACTGGTTATCTTAATGTTAAATTTCATGATGCTTGGTATGATGGAAGTACTGGTGTTAATAAAATTAATCTTTGGAGATTTAATAATGTTAATGATATTCATAAAACTATTCCGTTTATGATTAATGATTTACAAGTAGATACTACTGCTTTAAAACGTAATCCTAAATGGTATGATATTAATAAATTCATTTGTCAATATATTTATTGCATAATGAGATTTGATAATATTGATATTAATAAACGCTGGGAACTTATTGAAATTAATCCCGAATGGATACTTGATAATCGTAATAATCAACAATAACATAGTGGTAGCTGGACAACTCCGCTCCCTGCGGTCGCTCACCGGTAGGGGAGCGGGTTGGACGCCCACTCGTGATTCGTATTGGTATGGCTAATAAAGTTAATCCTGATAGTACTCGTCAAGTTAATCGTTATATAAAAGAATATTCCAAACATATTTGGGATAATGAATTAACAGGCGATACTGAATTTGTACTTGTTAGAGATAAAGGAAAGAACAAACGAGTTCGTTCTCGTTCTAAAAATGGTAAATATTATTATCCTTATCCTTCTTATGAAGGTGGTAAAGAAACTATTGGGCCGGGATTTAAACTTAATGATAATTCTGTTTTTACGAAGAAAGTTCTTGAAAAAGGAAAAGTTACTCGTGAAGAAATTGATGTTGAATTATCTCGTCGTATGGCCAAATCTTATAATGATGTAAGAGATATTTATTCTGAAAGGTATGGTGTAGATAGTTTTAATAGTTTACCTCAACCTGTTGTAAATTTGATGTCTAATCTTGCGTATCGTGTTGGTAGAAGAGGTTTTAGACAATATAAAAGATTGTTAGAGAATGTTAATAAAGGTAATATTGATGGTATTATTAAAGAATATAATACCGGTAATAAAGGTCGAGATAAATCTGAATTAGATTTGTTCAAAAATGCTAATCGTAATGATTATGATGTTATTAGAAATAATATATTTTCTAATTTTAATTTAAATGTTAATAATCCTGATAATTTTGTTGAAGTTATGAATGGTACTACATCCGTAAGAAAGAAACGGAATTTTGGTGGTGTAATGTCTAAAAGAAAATACACTGAAAGAGTTACAGGAGTTAAAGCAGACTCTTGGTTAAATCCATTATTTTATAGTAGTGGAAAATCTGATAAAACTGGACTTCCTATAAAAAATAAAGTTGATGAACTGTATAATAACGATGTTAATACATTTGTTAATATGCAGAATAAAATCAATAGTGAAATTATATCTGCTCGCGGTATAAATCGCTGTGGAGGTCTTGCAAGAAAACGAATGGATTTTGGAGGTGTTCGTAAATTTGCAGATTATTTATATAAAGATAATTCTATTGATAATAGATTTCCGACTCTTGAAGAATCTACGGCTCGCGATAAAACAGTTGTATCTGAACAACGATACGCTAAAGAATTTCCAGATAGATATAATAGAGTATCTGCCATTAGAAATAATGATATTGCTACATTTGCAAATATGCAAAATAAGATTAATAATGAGATTCTTACAGCTCGTGGTGTGACTAATGAAGTTAAACTTGGCGGATTAGTTGGTAAAACTCGTCGTAAATTTTATTGGGGTGGAACAAGTATTAATGACCCCGGTAGTGTTCAATGGGGAACTAAAGTTCGTCCGAGTGATATAAGTCATTCTGAATATACTGCTGACGGCGAAGGTATTGTTGGTGGTAGCGCTGTAAGTGGAGCTACAACCGGTCTTGGTATTGGTGCTACTGTCGGAGCTGGTGTTTCTGCGGCGGCTGGTGGAGCTGCTTCGGGTGCTTTAATGGGAGCATGGGGTGGCCCTATTGTTGCAGGTATTGGTGCATTGATTGGTGGTATCGTTGGACTCTTTACTGGTCGTAAAAAGAAACGTCAGGAAGAAGCTCGTCGTAAAGAATTATTAGCTCAACAAGCTGAAATGGAACGTCAGCAAACTCTTGGTAATATGCAAGATAAAGTTGAAAGTGATGTTGCAGCTATTCGTCAAAGTTCGTTAGGTAATTATTCTGAAGGTACTGGATTTTATGCAAAAATGGGTGGAATGATTGGTCGTAAGAAATTATCTAATGGCGGACAAGTAATTCCTAATTCATCAAATACTCTTGTTGCATATGGTCAGACTCACGAACAATATAATCCTTTAACTGGTTCTACTGGAATTGATTATGGAGATTCAGAAATCGAAGGTGGTGGTGTTCGAAACGGTAAAATGTATGCTGGAGAAGTTGTTCGTGAAACTCCTGAAGGAGGACAAGTATTTAGTGATACTTTAAAAGTTCCGGGTACTAATCAAACTTTTGCAGATTATGCAAAGAAATTAACTGATATGAAAGGTAAGAAAGAAGCACAAGTAATTAAACTTGGAGATGGAATTACTCTTTCATTGCAAGCGTTAGATAGTTCTAAAACTAATAAATTAAGAACTGGAACTAATGTTCGTAATATTGAGAAACTTACTTATAAAATGAATAAAGCTCGTGGTGAATCAGAATTTATTGATTCTAAAACAGAAGATTTATTTGAAGCACAAGAACTTTATGCTACTGCATTAGGATTGCGTAGTGATGAGCCTATTATGCGATGTGGCGGTATAGCTCGAAAAAAACCTTATGGTGGTATTGCTGAAATGGCAAGAAGTGGATATGGCGTTTATAAACCTAATTATACTATTAATGTTGCAACACCTACTATCTCGGCAGCTCCTACAAGAGCGACTTCTGGTTTTGGTTTTATGGAAACTGGTCTTGCAATGAATCTTGCCGGCAGTGCTTTTGGAATTATTGGTAATGCTTTAAATGCAAGAGCTAATAGAAAAGCTATTGAATTTGAACAAGGATTACATGTTCCAAAAAGTAATAAAGTAGAAGCTACTCGATATAGTACTGATTATGATATTAGTCAAGAACTTCAAGAACTTGCTACTCGTGAACGTAGAGTAAGTCGTTACATTACAGATAATACTTCTAATGTTCAAACTGCTCGAAATAGTATTAGTAAACTTGCTATTGATGCTCAACTTGCTCGTAACCAACTTTACGGACAAAAGAAAGATTATCAACGTCAACGTTATGATATGAATTTACAAGAAAGAACTGCTGCTCGAAATGCTAATAATCAGTTGATGTATCAAGATGCAATTAACGAATATAATAAAGCTGTCGGCTTAAATCAACAAATGATGGCTGTACGCACACAAGGTCTGCAAGGAATGTTAGAAGGAGTAAATAATATCGCTGGTGCATATAACAATTATGCAAGCGGTAAACTTTACGAGAAGATGTGGCGTCCAAGTGTTAGAAATTATGTAAATGGATTTCGTTGTGGTGGACTTGTTAGACGTAAGAAACGTAAGTAAATAAGTTGCTGATATATCGGATTATCTTTCATTAGATAGTCCGATATTCACGTTTTTTATTATCTTTGTGTTATACTTATAGGTGGTGCAAATACGTGCGACAAGTGGGCGTGCAACCCACTCCCCTACCCGGTGTCCGTGTAGAATCTAATGATTAATTAATTATTACAAATAAACTTACTACAATTATGGCAGAAATTGCGATAGGTCAGTATAATACTAATACACTTAAAACTCCTCAACCTCAAGATTATGCAAGTGTATATGCTGCTGTTGGAAATGCTTTAAATCAAAAGTATTATCAAAATCGTGAAGCATATATTAATAGAATTGCTAATCCTTTGAGCCAAATTAAAGCTACATCTCGTGGTAGAAAAGTTCTTGATTCAGAAAGAGCTAAGATTATCGAAGGTTCTAATAAATTTAAAGAATCAGATGAATGGTTTTTAGCTGATGATTATATTTATGAACAAACTGAGAATATTCTTACCAATGAAGGACTTAAAGCTGTTCAAGCTGATTACGCTTTAGAACAACAATATCTTGAAGAATTAAAAAAGAGTGATTGGGATACTCAAAATCAAAATGCTTTTCTTCTTCGTAGTCGTCTTCAATCTGGTGATATTGAATATGATTCAGATACTAATACTGTTATAAGCGGTGGTTTTAATGGTGTTCAAATCGGTAAAAAGTTTGATGTAAATAAATATCAAAAAGATATATTTGATATTCTTTCTAAAGCTAAAGCAGATAAAGTATCATTTGAAAGTCTTGTAACAAGTCCTGATGCTATTCGTCAATATGGTTTAGATGTTGCAACTGGTTTCGATGGTGAAAAGTTAGCAAGTCATTTTGTTAAAACCGGTAGTGAAAAAGAAGGTATTACAGAAGAACAGATTATGAGTTATGCTATGTCATTACTCAAATCTAATCCTGATTATACTAATTATCTTACTACTGTTTGGCAAAATCAAGATGCTCTTAATCGTTTTGTTAAAGACGATGGTTCTTCTGGTGGACATTTGAGAGATTATGAATTAGCTGATTATGCGCCTTTATTTGAAGCTAATCCTGCTATATTCGCATTAAATGGTTTAGGTATTAACGTAAATGATCTTGGTACTCCTACGAAAGATGGTAAGTTTACTGTAAAAAATAAATTACCAAATGATATTAAAACTCTTATTGATGAAGTAGGTAAGACTTATGGTGTTAATATTCTTGATGTATTACAGAATAAAGTTCAAGTACCTCAAGAGTTAATTCAAGCTGGTCTTCAAGGTTATGTAGATAAGATGTTTTCAAGTTATGCAGCTGGTGTACTTGGAGCTACTGATAATATTGAAAACATTGATAGAACTGCTTGGACTCAAAGTATTTTAGCTAATCAGTTCATTAATAACAATATAATGAATTTATCGAGTACTGCCGCTGGTCTTTACTCATATCAAGATATTAAAACTACTGTTGATTTAATTGCTAATCCCGGTTATACAGCTTATGTAAAAGCTCGTGCGAAAAGCAAACAAGCTGAACTTGAAACTCTTCAACAATATGCTCCTTATATTGATACTTTAAGTGGTTTCGAAGTTACTGGTGATTCTGTTGCAGAAAATATATCTCGTCGTAATGAAATTACTGACCAAATGATGAAACTTAATAATGCAATGAATCAGATATTTACAACTGATGAACTTGCTACATTAGGTTTAAATCCCGGTGATGGTAATATTGTTAAGACACTTAATATTGAAACTGCTGGAAAGATTATTGACCAAAGTGGTATGGATGAAGAATCCGCAGCTAATCTTAAAGGTAAGTTGATGCAAGTTCAAACTGCTCAACGTCAATATAATAATCTTCAAGCTAAACTTCGTTCTGATGAAATTCAGTTGAATAGTGTATTCGATACATGGGAAAAACATCGTGACGAATTAAAAGGTATCATGGGTTGGTATAAAGTTGCTGACCCTCAAGCTAAATTAATTCTTGATAATAGAATTACTAATTATGAAGATTATATTAATTTCATAAATAATAATTATGTTAGAAATGAAAGAACTGGTGCTATTCCTGTAACACCTGACGGTTCATTATATTATAGTACTCCTGATGGAGATATTGCAATAAATAAGAATGGCGTATTATCAAGAGAAGAATTTGAATCTACATTATCCAATGCAGCAGATAATGTTTCAAATCGTTATCGTAAAGCTATTTCTGATAGACCTTTAGAGTTTACAGCAGTTCGAGATATTATTGCTAATCCTTCTAAATCACAACAGAATTATATAGATTCTGCTATGGTTATTTGGAAGAAAGGTGGTGGTAATTTAAGTGTTGTTCAAACTCCAACTGGTGAAGGTTCTGGAATGACCGGTATTCAGTTAGCTAAATATTTAGATTTTGATGCTATGCCTACATCAGTTACTACTAATAGTAAAGGTGTAAGTATAACTCGTCAAAGTAATCCTACTAAAAATTCACATCCTATTTCGGGGAAAGAACTTGGTCTTAATTACGATATTTACAAGACTGAAGTTAGTCCTATTGCGAATGGAATTGCAGCTCGTGAAGGTCGTAATGAATATGCAGTTACTCTTTATGATGAAACCGGTGCTGCTCGTGATAATTTAATTATATCTGAAAGGGTTGACCCTACTACAATTAGTAGACAAATTCTTGATAATTACCGTAATATTAAACCTTATGCAAGAATTGGTGGAGAAGAATTGATTAGAAGTGCTGGTAGTATTGAATCTCAATATGCTTCCGGATATTTTGATTTTGATACGACAGGTGCTCCAAATAGTCCATCTGTTCCGAATATTGCAGAATTACAGAAAACTGTTGATGAAATTGGTAAAGTAGAATATCAATTAAATATTCGTGAACCATTATATAATCAAATTGATGGTAATAGTCGTAGAGTTGAAATTGGTAAAACTACACAAGGTTATTATATAAAAGATATTAGTGGATTACAATTTCCTGATGGCACAACTCATTATGGTGCTTTTGGTTATAATTCAATTCCTAATAGTCTTGCTGTAATTAATGGAATAACCCCTAATAATATTCAATATTATGAAACATTAAATGAAGCTCTTGCTCCTATTGCAGAATATATCCTTAATCAATATGGAGCTATTATGGATGCGCAAGAAGCACTTGAAGCTATACAAAGTCATCGAATTAATAATACAACTATTGGATACTAAATTATGCCTAAATTAACAGATATTTCTATTCCGTTAACAGGTTCACAAGCTCTTACTCCCGTTGAAACGAAAGTTCAGGGAGTAGGAGCTACTCCTGTTTTACCCGGTATTATGCCGGAACCTGAACATGCTCGTGGTGTAAAACAATCTTCAATTCGACCTTTTAATATTTCTGAATATGAAAATATATTAGGTGAAGGTAAAGTAAATCCAAATCTCGATTTAGCTGTTCTTAATGAAAATAGAGCACAAAATCAAAGTGGTTGGTATTTAACTAAGAATGCTCTTGGTCAATTAGGAACTACTGTTCTTGGTGGTACTATTACTGATATTGGTAGTATTCTTAATTTCTTTCCAACTACATATCGTGCTATTAGTCAGATATGGGACGAAAATGCTAAATATAAATGGGATAAAGCAATTAACGAAGGTCTTGGTTCTGCATGGCAAAAAGCTGGTAAAGATATTGAGAATTGGGGTCGTAAAGTAATGCCTATTTATCAAACAGAACAAGCTCAAAAAGGTGGTTTTGCTGGTGGTATGAGTGATGCTACTTGGTGGGCAAGCATGTTTCCTACTGTTGGTTCTGCGGCAGCTTCTATGCTTCCCGTATTAGGACAAATGAAAGCTCTGCAAATGGCAGGAAAATTAGCATCTTCTATCAATAGTCTTGGTAAAGTTGGTAGTGCATTAAATACTGCTGGACGAGTACTTCAAAATCCTTATACTCAACAAGTTATTGGTACTTTATATGGAGCACATCTCGATAGTATGGAAGAGATTGTTCGTGGTTATGATGAACAATATCAATATGCTCTCGATTTAGGTTTTAATGATGAAGATGCAAGACGATTTGCTTCTATATATGCTTCTGAAAGTTATAATGATGCTTGGGCTTATGGAGTATTATTTAATGCTATCGAACTTAATTCTATGCTTCGTGGTATTAAAGAAGCTCCTGTAAATAGTATTGCAGTAGAACGTGGTTTACGTAGTAATATTAAAGGTCTTGCTAATAAAGGTAAAGATTTTGTTTTAGATAGTGAAACATCTAAAATCAATCAAAAAATCTTTGGAACTAATGGTTTAAGGAAACTTAAAGATTTTGTTTCTGTTTCTTTGTCTGAAGGTTTCGAAGAAATGCGAGTTGATTTAGCACTTAATGAAGGTGTTATAGCTGCAAAAAAAGAACTTGGAATTGAAGATGAAACTTCTGATTTAAGTCCTTTAGCTCGTATGGGAAGACTTGTTGAACAAGCTTCTTCTTGGGATAGTTTTATTTGGGGTGCTATTGGTGGTGGTGTTATGTCTGCTGGACGAAGTGGTGTAACACGATTACTTAATGGTAAAGCTCAACAAGAAGCTGAAAATAAACGAGCTTCTAATATTATAAATGGTATTCAAGATACTGCGGCAGCTATTGCTGATTTTGATGGTGATATGAATATCAAAGTTGTTGAACAGCCGGTTCTTGATGAATCTGGTAATCAAGTAATGAATACCGATGGTACTCCAAAAGTAAATCGTATTATTACTGACCCTGCTTCAACACTTCTTACTGGAATCATGAATAGGATTGGTTCAGTAAATGGATTTAATTATGCTGTTGAATACTTTGATGAACTTTCGAAATTAAGTGATGAACAACTGGAAGAAGTTTATGGTTCTAATAAAAGACCTATTGTAGATGCTCTTCGTAGAGAATTTACAATTATGCGTGATATTCATGCACGTAATATTGGTCTTACTTGGGGTAATCCTTTTGACAATGTCCTTAGAGTTCAAGCTTCAACTGATGATTATCTTCTTGATTATTACAAACGTCAATTAGCTATTGTTGATACTGATATTAATACTTTTGATATTGAAGCAACAAAACTTCGTCAGCAAAATCAAGAAACTTTAAAAGCTATTGATAATAAACTTCATAGTTTAAATGTTGAAAAGACTGTTCTTGAACAAGAACGTGATGAACTTCAAAAGATTATTGAAGATTATCAAACTCAATTGAATGATAAATCTCGTAAGAAAGCTATTAGTACTGTAAAAGGTAAGATAACAAAAGTCAATAATAAGATTTCTGCTATCGAAAATCAGATTAATTCAATTCAATCTGAAATTGATGGTATTAATACTTATATTGCAAATCAAGGTGCTATTAGTGTTAAACAACCTAATCGTAAAGCTCGTAAACCTTATATTCTTGAAATTAAAAATAATAAGAAACGTATATTAGCTTTACAACAACAAATTGCTAATGCTCGTCAAGCAATTGAAGAATTGAATCTTACTAAACTTAATTATGAACAAGAACTTGCTATCCATAATGGAGAAATTGCAGATACTCAAAGACGTATCGAACTTTTTGGAAATGACTTGGATAGTTATAATGCAAGACTTGAAAGAATCAATAATGAAATTGCTGAGCAAAGCGATAAAGAAAATAATAATGTAGCTGAATATAATGAAGCTGCAAAACGTCTTCGTGAAACTCGAAATAAAAATAATCAAACCTATCAATCTCTTGAAGAAGCTCGAACTCAACTTTCTATGGCTGTAATGGCTCTCGAAGAAAATGTAAATAATCGAGATGAAATTATGGCTGAACGTGCAAAGTTACTTAAAGAAGTATATAATGCACAAGAAAAGATTGAACAAGCTAAAGAGAAAATAAAAGAAACTAAAGAAGATACCAATACAGAAGCAAGTGTAGAGCCTGCAAATATCACTACCGAGGTGCTAATAGACAGTAACGGAATTTCGTACTCTCTCGACGACAGCGAGGCAGTAAATACCGTCGATATTAATAAAGAGGTATATTCGGTAGGCTCAAAATTTAATATCGCAGAATCGCCTAAAACCGTGCAAAGAATCGAGATTTTAACGGACGACGAAACGGATTATAGTGCTGTAATGGTTACTATAAAAGATGATACGACTGGTAGTGAAAATACATATTCTGCAAAAGAATTAGCAGGTATGGATATTCGTAAAGCTACTGCAAATATTGAAACTAAATTTGATTCTATTTATAAAACTCTTTATAGAATACAAGATAAACTTTCTGCTGATGAATTTGAAAATCAGTTCTTTGATGTTGTAACAAATCTGCATAAAGAATTATCTGATTCTAATAGTGATATTTATAAAGCCTTATTATCACCTATTGATAATACTGAACTTAATGAATTACGAACTAAGATTATTGGTAATTTTATTGGTTGGTTAAATGAATATCAACCGGGTGAAATTAGTAATGAAAATCTTGAAAAAACTAATCGTATAAAACAATTATTATCTGATAGTAATATTCGTATTTCTAATAATCTTAAATCTAATCAGTTTAAAGATTTCATTTGGAATCTTTATGGTGGTGATATAGTTGGTTATAGTGAAGCAGACAATGCTAAAATGCGAGAAGCTATTAAAGACTATATTGCTAATATTGCTAATATTCTTAATAATAATTATGCTATTTCTGATGGCAAGTTAATTCTTAAGAATATTAATGTTGACCATAATGTTATTCGTGCTCAAATTGAAGCTTTAACCCAAGTTAAATTTGAGAATTTAAACAGTGAGTTTGATACTGTCAGATATTCTGATTTTTACCATAAGATTACTCTGTTTAAAAATAGTATTATTGCTGAAATAGCTAAAAGTACTACTGAATTTTATAAAACTAATATTGCATATCTTAATAGTGTAATGAATAAATTCATTAGTAAGATTCGTAATATTAGACAAGACGAAGAAAGTCCTTTACATAAACCTCTTGTAGAAGATGATGCTTTTGGTATTCCTACTACCAAAATTATGGAATTTGCATCTACTGTAAATAATTTTGCAAAAGAGTTTATGGAATACGGTGCTATACCTAATATGGCTACTCGTATTAAATTAAATAATCTTGCTCAATCAGTTCAACCTTTTATGGTTACTGGTGTAGATGAATTGAATCTAACTGGTGTTGATGTTATTCAAGCAGTTCGTAATAGCAATGTTCTTGATTTGCTTCGAAATGCTCGGATGGCTTATTCTATTCTTGCAAGATATTATAATTTTGAAAGTGGCACTGAATTAAATGACGAAGTAACAATACTTAATAGCTTAGAAACTATTGCTAATAGTGTTGCTGATTTCATGGAAGATACTGAATCTAACGATATGTATAAAACTAATGACTATCGTTATTATATCAGTGATTCTATGAGAAATACACTGAATGCTATCGAAGCTACTATTGCTAAACTTGATACTCGCCAGATATTTAATGACAGACACGTATATACTTACGAGGATATTCTTGATGGTATATATCAACAGCAAGATGGTCGTAATGATGTTATTAAATATTATGAACCTATGTGGTTCGCACTCCGATATTTTAAGAGTGATATAAATGTTAATTCTATATATCAACAAATGAGTAAGAATGGTGTTCCACAAGAACAACTTGAAGCTCTTAAACAATTATTTGATATTATAGATAAACGAATTGCTAATCCTATTCAAACAACTGATTCTGCATATATTGATAGTAATTTAAATATCAGAGGTAAATTCTTAACTGATTTCTTTAAAACTCATATTCAAAGAGAATTTGAAACTAATGGCTTTAAAGGGTTACGTCGTCTTACTCCTGAAGTTTATAAAATTATTACAAGTCCGGAATTTTATAATCCTAAAACTCGTGTTATTAAAAGTAATTTAACAATTAATGGTGTTAAATTTACTGCACAAGAAGTATTTGATGCTCTCAGAACTTTACATGATGGACAAGAGTTTGAAGTTACTTACAAGGACGGTAATGTAGATGTTAATATTGATGTCAATGGTAAGAAATTACTTATCGAAAGAATTGGTCTTGGAGATAGTGAAACTTATCATGATATTAAATTAGGACGAATTGATGAAAGTGGGATTTATCAATATGATTCTGCTTTTGGTAATGCTTTTGGTACATCTAAATTTGTAGATACTATTATTCGAAAAGCTGGAAATAGTGATACAATATTTAATTTAACAAAAGATTTTTATAAAGTATATACTGAAGCTCTTACTCGTGAACAACAACATTCCGATTCAGTAGTTTCAAAACTTAAATCAATAATTAAAGAACTTGATAAGTACGGTAATACTTCAAAAACAGAACATTCTGAAATTATAAATGCTTTTATTGGAGCAATACAATATAATACTGAAATTGAAGGTGTTGACCCTCAAAGTTTTGATATTGAAGCTCTTGATTTAGATAAGGTTTATTATCTTATCAGTCCTATGTTTTATAATGTAAGACTTAAAAATCTTAACGATTATGTTCGTTATGGTGTTAGAATCAAGAATGCTTATCGAAATTTAAATACTAAGCTCGGAAATGATTTTATTCAAAGCCAAAAGCTTTTGAATGAAATTAAAGAAAATGGTTCCGCTATTTTAGTATTGCGAGGTATTAACAAATCACCAATTACGTTTGCTGATAGTAGTGCTTATAGAGCAAATGTAAATGAAGAGATGCAACGTACTGTAACAGTTAATGGTAAACCTGCTGTTAATATTATTCAACGTCAGCCCAATGCTGATGGTTTAATGTTAGTTTCTTCACTTACTACTGATACTGCATTTGATAATCCTATTATTGAAGATAAGATTACATCTTCAGATAGACATTTCCAAATGTATGCAGAAGTTCAAGCTAATAGTAGTGAAAATGGTAAAAGTTATATTCCATTACATCGTGGTAATTTAGCAAGTGATGTTGCAGATACACCATTTAATACAGCAGCTATGGAATTTGTTACTCAAACTATGAGTGATATTATTTCTGATGCTACATTTACATCTCTTCCTACTGATGGTAAATCTGGTCTTTATTCATTAGTAGATGATAATAATAAAACTTTAACTAAGGTTCATAATCAAAGGGTTAAAGAACGATTAGCTCCTTTATCAGAAGCTATTATTACGAGTTATAATAGAGGAGTTCCCGGTGCTGAATGGTTTAATATTAGTTCTCTTTATGAGAATACTGACCCTGCTACTGGAAAAACTAAATATGTTAAACATATAGATTTCCAAACGGTTGTTCGTAAGAAAAATCTTCTTGGAAATGGTATTAGTTATATCAATAGAATTAGTGTAGAATATACTAAAACTAGTGATAGTTTTATTCCATCAAAACTTAGATTGAGTCGTAGAGTAATTCCTGTAAATAGAAATACTTCAAAAGTTCGTATTGCAAAAAGTCCATTTACTGCAAGAGAACTTGCTCAATTAAATGGTATAATTGAAAAGAGTAAAACGAATAATAATTCTTATGCTGTAATTGATTTACAAGCAAAAGGAATTAAAGGTAAATCTTTAAATGATTTACTTAATAATAATCTGTTCCGTAAATTGTATGGTAATATGCAACGTAGTGTTACTACTGCATTGCAAGGTGACCATTATACTTACGGTGTTAAAACTGAAGATGGTTACGCTGCTGTTAAAGGTCAATACAAATCGAAGATTCTTGAATGGGCAAAACAACAAGGAATTGTTGATAAATCTACTCCTTCAACCTTTGATTCGATGCAAGATTTCATTCTTGACACCGGCGCTCTAACAACAAGCGTTATTGGAATTAGAGATAGTAATGGTAATGTTGTAACGAATTATACTATTGATTCTGTTCAACCAGCTATGTTCTTTGAACTTAAAACTGAAACAGTTGATAATCCTATCAAATCTGAAACAGATATTCTTAAAACATATGCTATTAAAGCTCTTACTACTTTAAGTTCTTTATCTGGTGATAAATCAACTAACTGGTATCAAAAACTTGAAAATATTACAGAAGATAAAAAAGCTGGTCTTCGAGTATTAGGTATTATTCCTAATTATGTATCTGATGAAGTTGCTGATAAAATAGTTGAATTATATAATAAGTTATATGCTACCGGAAATACTAATTTAACAATTCAAAAATATGGAAAGGGTCGTGAAGGTATCTTCGCTCAATATAATGGTATTAGCGGAAATATTAGTATAAATTCTAATAGTATTCTTAAAGAAGAGTTTACGTTAGAAGATGTTGGTCTTCGTATTACTCATGAATCTTTACATAAATTCTTTGAACAAGATATAAATTCTAAACCATTACTCGAAACTCTTGCAGAACCTATTAATGAGATTAAAGAATCTCTTAATAGTTTATCTGTTGAAGATTTTAATAAAAAATATAATAGTGATTTAACTCCTGCTGAAATAAATCATTTAAAGAATTATATTAAGATTCTTTCTAAACAACCGAAAGAAATTGTTACTTATGCTTTTACTGATAAGAAATTTGCTAATTTTGCAAATAGAATTATCATGGATGAAGCACCTAATATTAAAAAGAAAAAGAGTCTTTGGACTAAAATTATTGATGCTTTACTTTCAATAATTGGTATTAATAATGTTACGGATAATAGTTTACTTAATAATGTTCGTAATATTGTTGTAAATAGTTTGGATAGTGTTAATAGCCAACGCGCAAAAAACCTCACGAGTGGGCGCGCAACCCACTCCCCTACCGGGTTAGCGGAGCGGAGGGCGAAGCCCGAAGCGAAGCCAAACGAGTTAACTCCTAATGAAACTAATGTTACAACAGATTCATCTCATAGTGATTTAGAAGGTAATCCTAATGAAGAAGTCAATGATGCAATATCTGCTGAATTAGAATATTTCTTGGGTGACGGTGAGATTACTTTTGATGATAATGATGCTATTCTTAATAGTCTTGAAGTTGTAAACAGTACCCCTAATACTGTGACACCGGGTGGGGGAATGGGTTTGACGCCCACTGGTCGGGTTTTTGAAAATAGTTCAGAAAATGTTTTGAATAATCCCGAAAATGTTGTATCTTCAAACGGTAAACATGTAATAGAATTTATTGATAAATATATTGATGACAATAATAACAAAATTTGTTAGTTTATGAATGCACAATGTAGTCCTGAACCTTATCGTTTAACACATGATGGTAGACTTGAAAAGTCTGGTCTTTATCATGAAATGAAAGCTCTTAAAACTAAACCTATTGATTCGATTATTGATTCTTTAATTGAAAAAGGTGTTTTACCTTCTGTTGAAGATTATAATAAAATTCGAGGTTATGCTGAAGATGACGGAAATGTATCATTAGCTGGTGCTTTTAAACGTCGTATTCTTACTGCATTTTTATATTCAGAAGCGGATGCCCGTACTCCTAATGGAGCTACGGGTTATCCCGTTTATATTAGTGGTGAATTAAAATTAGAATCAGTATTAGCTGCTCTTAGTACAGATGAAACTTATAGTGAAGATGTTCGTGAAGATTTTAAATCTCTTGCTAAAACATTAGATTTAGATATTGAACACGCTTTTAATCCTTCTATTGTTAATACTGCGTCATTTGATGAGCTTGATTATGCTTATATGGCTCGTGTATTAACGTCTGCATATTTACGATTAAAAGGTCTTAATTCAGAACAAAGAAAAGCTCGTTTTGGAAAGAATTATAGCGAAGTTTCTCGAAGTGGATTTAAGAGTCTTGTCGTTGCTGAATTTAAAAAGGAACTTGAAGAGATTAAAAATAGTCCTAATTTTATATCTACAAGATTCCAAGATATTTTTGTTGCAAATGTTCTTGCAGATTTAAATAATGGAAATAGTAATATTTTCAATTATTTTCTTGATTATATTGATAAGAATTATGGTATTAATCGTAAGAGAGCTTATCAAAATAATCGACTTGTCACTGATGAAAGTACAGAAGAAGGACAACGAGATAATATTGAAGATATTGATGTAATGTGGGATGAACTGCAAAAGGAACGTATTGATAGAAAGAATACGTTATCTTCTGCTGTTAAAGCTCAAATCGCATTACTTGTAGGTTCCAGTACTTTTAATAACAGAACTGCTAATAAAGCATATATTCCTGCTCCGGTTGATATTAATGTTCTTTGGAATAAACTTATTGAAGCACATTTGTATGATATTACTCCCGGAGATTATTATAATAGGTTACAACAACTTGCTGATATAAATGAAGAGTTTACTCCTATTCTTGAACGATTCCAACGAGTGTTCGAAGATGAAGGAGCTTCTGCTACTGAATCAGATAAATCTTTTGTAAATGCTTATATTTCTGGAATTGGACTTTCTGTTATTCCTGTAAATATTATGGCATTAGAAGCTGGTAATAATGCTTTAATATATCAGAATAATCGTGAATCATTTGGTGTTAAAACATATATTGATAGATTTGAAAGTGTTTTAAGTACTAATATTGAATTTGGATTATACAATAATCTTACTGATGAATTGTATGATAATCCTAAATCAAAACGTATATTTGAACCTATTGCAAAACGTACTAAATTAAATAAGGATGCACTTCTTGAAAAACAGATGCACGTTATTAATTATTTAGGTCTTGCAATTACTCGTGAAGCATTAACTCAATATTATAATGCTAATGGTAATACGAATGAATTATATTCTCGTATAAATAGTCTTCTTGAAAATGTAGTTAATGATACGAAATATCGTATTAGTAAATACAATGGTAAAGAAGTTCCTACTCATGATGTCAATGGTTATCTTTATTCGTTAGCACAAATTGCTACTTATGATTTTAACAGTTTGACTAATATGAGTTATCTTGATGTTCAAGGTAAACTTAATTATTCACCTCAGTTCGATAGTATGCTTACAAAATTCCTTCGTGGGTTTGTTACTCGAACTGGTGTAAATACTGAATATATTAATCAAGTATTTAAGGATTATCTTAATGACCCGACATTAACTGCTCCGGGTGCTGAAGATAATATTCTTATTTATGATGAAAAGACTGGTCTTGGTATATTCACTAAAAATGCAGTTGGAGAATATGAAATTAATCCTTCATTTCTTGCTGATGTAGAACAGAAACGTCAATTTGCTTTATCTGCATTTAACGGTGTTAAACTTGGTAACAAAGGTCTGAAATATCGTGAGGTTCAAGGTGCTCTTTATACATATACCGAGGTTATTCTTAATATGCTTGGTCAATATGTATTTTTAACATCTGATAGTCCTCGTAGTTATATGATGACTACTAAACGTATTGAAGTTGATGATTTATTTATTAAAGATTCATCTAAACCTCGTACATCAATACAAGTTAAAACGTTTGGTTCTAATTATACTCCTGCGGCTGTTACTTCACATCCCAAATCTATATTTATTTTTTCTGGTAATAGTCGTAGTAGAATAATCGGTGCTCCTGCAAATAGTGGTCAAGAATCTATTCGCAGTCTTAAAAATACTATCGAAATTGATGGTTATAAAGGGGAAGATGTTTCTCGTGGTAAAAAGACTGTTGTAGATTACTTTACTGATGAGGATTATGATGCTTACGTTAAAGATTTTGAAAGTCGAGTAATTCCTTTCATTAATAATGCTATTGCAAAAGGTTTAAATATTTATTTACCTGCAAATGGTATTAGTCAAAGGTTAGCTAATCATGCTCCTCGTATTTATGCTTATGTAACTAATTATTTAAATGATTTAATTGCACGAAATAAATTTGTTAGAATTACAGATAATCCTATAAATGAAGATTCTGCTATATTTCATGCTATTGAAAAGATTGTAAATAGTGATGTTTTCAAATTTAATACTTTTGGTCAAATAGTATTTCAATTAAGAGATAATAGTGATGAGAATTTATCTAAGATGAAGACTCGTCATAATAGAAAGTATTGGAATGGTAAAGCTATTTATGATAAAAATGGTATTCCTACTGGTAAATCTTTTCATTTCTTAAATATTAGTTATGTTGAGAATGGTAGAAATATCACATTACCTGAACATATTGCAAAAGTAAATAATGTTGATGTTGCAGAAGTTTATAAGAATATGATTGCGAAAGCTCGCAATGAATCTTATAATGAAAATCTTATTGTTAATGAAGGTAATATTAAAGATTTTGTAACAAATTATATTCGTTGGAGTGCTACACAAGGAGTTGATAGTTTCAGCAATATTGTTCGTAGTATTTACAATACTAATATCAAAACTGAAAATAGTGTAACTACAACATTCGATAGTTATTTAGCTGATTTAGTTCAAGAAGTATATTTGCAAAAAGCTAATGATTGGATTAAACGTCAAAAACTGAATAACAAAGAATATACACTTGATAGTATTCCTAAATCGAGAAAAGATACTTTATTATATAGTGCTCGTCAACATGTTCTTAATACTTATGATGTCATTGATAATGATGGTGTAAGATTAAGTTTGCTTAAAGTATTACTTAATCATACTATTTATAATCATAGTATGAATGCTATCTTTAATGGTGATATTGAAGAGTATAAAGATACTGTTGATTTAAATAAACGTGTTGCACAAGTAATTAAAAACGGTCTTAATTCTATTAATTCCATACAAGAACCTACTCCTCGTAGAATTGTTGTTATGGAAGATATGAATTTTGATAGTAATATTTGGAATAAAATGGGTATTGAGAATGAAGCTATTCTCAATGCTTATAAGAAGGCTGCTACTATTAATGATTCTCAATCTATTATGACTGATGTTGCTCTTATCAAATTATTGAAAGCAACAGGTCGTTGGAATCAAAGTGAACCTTTATATCAATATATTACTGATTTACAAGACCCAAATAAAACATTTGACCCTACTGCTTATGCAAAAGTTGTAGAACAAGTTAAATTATTTGGTACGGCTCGTCGTAGAAGAGGTGATTTTTATCATGCTCCTGCTGTAAGTGAAAATGAAGTTGATATATTTGCAGATGAAGTTGATAGTGTTCAAGTAAAAGATTCTACGATTGTTCTGTTTGAAGCTACTACTCGTGGTACTGCTATTGGACAACTTTATGATTGGATGATTCGTAAGAATATAGACCAAATAAGTCCTATTTCAGCAGTTAAAGTATCAGGTATTACGCCAGTTCGTATTCATAATGATAAAGCTGGTCTTGATATTGAAGCCTTAAATCGAGTAGATGATACTTCGATACTTTATATGCAAGATAGTGATTTTGTTATTCAACAAGATATTAAAGCTGATTTGCTTGATGAAACTACTATTTTAGGTGGTCAGTTAGTTAAGCAGATTATGGAAGGTCTTGATTGGAATAATGCTGTTTATAAATTAGATGGTAAAGATATTACCGGTCAAGAATTATTTAATGAATTTCAAAAGACTCTTGCTACTAATATTCGTGAAGATGCTATGCAGTTACTTTATGATATTGGTGGTATAGATGAGAATGGTGAAATCAGAACTGATACAACTGGTGCTATTCAAATTGATATAAATAAACTTGTTAATCGTTTTCAAGAGATTATTGCTGATGATGTAGATGCTATAACCATAAGAAAAGCTCTTCAAATTGGTAATGATGGTCTTCCGGTTATGCCTTTATCATATCCTGTAATTAAAGGTAAACTTGAGAAGATTCTTGCTTCTATGTTAAGTAAGCAAGTTATTAATAAATATCTTCCCGGATTCCATGCTCCTATTCGAGCTGATATATTTACAGCAAGTAATGAGTTAATTAATCACGGTGAGTTTTATAAAGATAGTGAACTTTATGAGAAAACAATTGATGAACTTGTAACTAATGGTTCAATTACTTATAGTTCTGATTTTATAAAACGTTGTAAAGAAACTGGTAGAAGTCTTGAATTACAAGCTGAATATCGAGAAGACGATAATTATTATTATGCTGAGGTTATTGTGAATCCATGGAAAATGGATTTTTATAAGAACATCGGTACTATTAAGACTATTACTAATAATGATGGTACAACTAAAGATATTATAACTGTTGATATTGATAAGATTGATGTTGAAGCTCGTAGGATGATAGGTATTCGTATTCCTACTGAGGGTAAACAATCAATGATTGTATTTGAAGTTGTTGGTTTTCTTAATAATAATGCTACACAAGCTATATTTCCTCAAAGTCTTGTAACTCGTACCGGCTGGGACTTTGATATTGACTCGATTTACGCTTACTATCGCAATGTAATTTTTGAGCAAGACAAATATATACCTATAAAATTTAATGCGAAATTTGATGGGTCAGAAAGCCAAATAGGGGGTAATTTCGCACGGTCAGTCTTTAAGGCAAAGTACCTCGAATTGGCCACTACTCCGCAAGATTTTGTTAATCTTGCAAGTCATAATTTCAATAGTATTGTTCGTTGGGTTGTTCAAAATTATAATCCTAATACAGTTCCTACTGCTCCTCAACAATCTCAACTTAATAATATTATTGAGTTGATTAAAGAGGATTTACAAGATATTAAAAGTAATCCGGAATATACTAAAATTCTTAAATCTATTCTTCATAATTTAACTCATGGATTTAATAAGAATTTAGGTGATGCTTATAATTTAGTTGCTGAACATTTACGAAATGAAGCATCTGGATTAACTGGTAATAATGGAAATTATACTCAAATTCAACGTTTTTATGATGCCGATTTATTAATGCGTGCATATAAGGCTGTTAATGATTTGATTAAATTTGTTAAAAATGCTAATAATCAATTAGCTACTGTTGATGTATCTCCTGAAACGATTAGTAATTTCGATATTATTAAATCAAAATTCCAAAATCTTGTAGAAGATACTGATGCAACAATTACTCAACGATTAAGTGTTATTCAAAGTAATATTGATAAAACATTTAATTCTTTTATTACTAATTATAAACAAGATAAAAATATTTATGAACTGAATAGTAGAGAAGCTCGTGATAATCATTTACTTGATATTATTACTGCTGTTCTCTCAAATCCTATTCATGCAGAAGAAGTAAATAAACCTAATGGTATGGCTGAAATTCAAGCTGTATCTGATAGAGATAATGCTCTTTGGGATTATACATTATCTACTTTGAATCCTAATAATCTTATGGATAAGATTACTCTCAATAATATGAGTATGGGTTCAACTGTTCTCAAAGGACATTCTGTTAATTTCGATACTTTAATTGCAACAATTTCTACTTTACATGGTAGATTAGTTAAAGGTATTCGTCGTAAAATAAAACTTTCTTCTTTACCTATTCCGAAAGGTTTTGCAAGTAGAGAAGAAATGTATACTGTTAATAATAAAGGTGTACCTAAATTAACTCCTAAATATAAAGAGTTCTTAATTAATCGCTATGGTGATAAAAATGTTGAACTCTTAGCTAAAGAGAATGCTATTTGGGTTAATGACGTTTGGATTAACAATGATAGTCGTAATGAACATTTGGATATTAGTGGTGAGAGAATTGAACTTCAAATGAATCAATTTACTTCTGGTATTCTTGATGTTCTTAAAGCTGGACTTGGTTTTAATCTTAATGTTCATACTTTAAGTGTTGCTCGTGCTATATCTTCGGGAGTTACGATTGAAACTTATAAAGATACTCCTAATAGATTCACTAATGAAGACGCTTTTATTCATCAACCTGCTATTGTTGCAGCAGTTAATCGAATGGAAGTTAAATCTTTAAGTAAGAGTAATTTTACAATTCTTGATGCTATTGAAGAAGTTCGCGGAGATTATTCTGTTGAACTTGCTAAGATTTATGCTGATTTAATTGTTAAAAAACAAATTACTCCGGTTGAATCTCATGAAGCTATAATGACTATTGCGGCTAATAAAGGTAGAACTCGTATTCTTACTATTAGTCAGTTAAATGAATTAAAAGAAAAACTTCCCAATGTAACTATTAATGAAATCAGTGGTAAATATGGTTATCAAACTACTGAAGAATTATTAGACAATATTAAAAATCGTGATAATCACACAGCAGATTGGTTATTACGTCAGATTAGTATTCTTGGTAATTTTGTTGAATATAATGAAATTGCTAATAATTTGATTGACCTCAACTTTATGCTTAAAAGTGAAAGTAGGGTTGATAGTTTCTTTAAAGCTGACCAAAAAGAACGTAAACTTGCCGAATATTATTATCCGGTTAAAGCTTTAAAAGAACTTGTAAATGATAAATATAATCAAACTTTAAAATTCATTGATGAATTTATTTCTGATAATGCAGGTAATCCTAAGGCGATTGATGCTATCAAGGTAGCATTTACTCGTAATAGTTCTGATGTTTTTAGAAAAACTTATAAACCTAAAGATGTTAAAGGTAATCCTCTTGCAGCAATTACGTTTGCTGATATGAAATTATTTCGTAAGGAACTTCCTATGCGAAATGATATTATATCTCGTCGTGAACTTATTGAGGATTTAAATGTTGGATATAAAATTCCTAATCAAGTTATTCTTGATAATGGCAAAGATATTATTGAAAGTATCTTTGTTGGTTCTACTGAAGGTTACTTAGATGGTAATAAATTTAATAATACTGAAAATAGTAGTTCTTATGGAGTAATTCAAGCACGTTATCAATATGCTCATTGGCTTATGGCTAATGGTTTTGGTGATGTATTTATTACTCGAAATGCTAAAATATCTAATGTTATTTTAGGTAAGATACTTCAACATAGAAATTCTATTGATGAAGCTACTTATAAATATGTTACGGATAGTATTATGAATTATCTCGTAAGTATACAAGGAGCTATTGATAATCCTAATATTAAGGTTCTTCCTATTTTAACACCGGATAATACTCCTGAAGTTCTTACTTTATTAGGTATTCATACTGATGAATCTCTTAAAGAGCAAAAAGCTATTTTTAAAGAGTTAATTAATACTGTTGCAAATGGATTTACTCCTGAAAGTTTTGAAAAATATACAAAACTTTCTCTTGCTCAACAGATTCAATTTATTCAAAAAGATAGTGCTCTTAAAGATTATATTGATAAAGCTCCTGAATTTAGAGGTGATAACATCTTTAAATATTTAACTATTCGTAAAAACAATAGGTCTGTACCTTATGATGTTATTAGAATCCAATGTGATGATAATGATGTCAATGCTTGGTCTAATATGACTGATAGTATTTTGCGAATGTGGGATAGTAATATTCCTTATATTGCTCATACTATTCGTCAATTATTAGTTTATACTTATGTAACAGAAGGTTTTAATTACGCTTATAATGTTTCAAAATATATTCCTATTGAACTTATAAGCACTACCAGACCTAATCAACAATATGATAATTTATGTCGTGAAATTCATTATGCTGACCCGTCTGTAAATATTGGTAGTTACGCTGAGAATTTAAGAAATGCTGAAAAAGCTGTATTTGATGGAAACGTAGATATTTCTCCCGTTATGAATTTAATATCTCGTATGAAATCAGATATTAATCCTGTTCTTTTAAGTGATTCTCAAAAAGTTTATAGATGGGAAACAAATAAGAACAAAGCAACTATTGGATATGTAATTAATAACAATGGTGAAAATGTTGGTGTAGGAACTTATATAGATGAGAATGGTAATGAACAAAGATTTTATATAGAAAATGAAACTCGTCTTATTAATTCCGAATATGCTAATGCTGAATATGTAACTGAAAGAGGTTTGTATGGTAAAAATCGTGTATATAAACGATATGCTATTTCTGCCGATACTAATAATTCTCTTAAACAAGTTTATGTTTTCTTACAAGTCAATCCTTTGCTTCGTAATGAAGCATCATTAATGACTGATGATATTAGTATTATACCTGCTTATCAAGAAGGTATGATGGCTCAACAAAAGAATGGTGATGAAATAACGATTACAGATAGATTATCTGTTATTGCTACTTCGGATGCTATTCATAAATTCATGTTGGCTATTGATAATAATGAAAATATTGAAATAGATGAAACATCTGATTCAAATGATTCAAATACAGTAGAAACAGAAGATGCTACTGATAGCACAGTAGATGTTGTAAATGAAGATGTAATTGATGATGACATTGCATATCTTTCTGATACTGACGGTATTATATTAAATTCATTGGAAACTGTTGAACCTGCATTTAATAATCTTGAAAATGTTTATTCTCCTGCAAGTGATATAATTCTTGAAGAAATAGCTAATTCTGCTTCTTCTATATTTATTACTTCTGGTTCGAATAAATCTCTTACTAAGGGTTATCATAGAGATGCTATTATGGTAGATTATACCAAATCTCCTTACGAAGAAGCTCTTCGTGTAGCTCCCATGTTAAAGAATGGTAATCTTTATATTAACGGTGATGCGTTAGCTGATACTACTAAAAACTATCCTTATCTTAATGATTGGGTTAAAACGTTTATTAGTAATATCTATAAAATTAATCCTATTATGACTTCGATTAGTACTATCTTAAATGATGGTGTTGGTCGAGTTGTTGCGGAAACATATGTTGATGTTCCTCGTAGGAACATTAATATTTATGGTGATGAAAATAAATTGTATTCTCGAATTGTAAAAGCTGAAATACCAACACAAGATAATCTTCGTAACGCATTTGTTACTGATTCTAATATTGCTATTGATATTCTTAAAATAATGGATAGAATCCAAAAGTTTTTGAATAATAACAATGTTGCGAATCGTGATGAATTTGTTAATATCTTAAAATCTTTCGATGATGAAAGTTTTGAAGGTGGTATTCAGACTGCATTAGAGGAACGTGATATTGCAGCTATAAAGGCTACTTATAGTCGTTTGGCTAATTTAAGTAGTACTGTTTATGATGCTATCAAACAATTATGGGCTATTACCAAAGATTTAAAATACGAGAATATTCGTGATAATTATGGTGCAGCTCTTGATTATAAAGATAGACTTGCTATGATTATTAAATTGGCTTCTCATTTTAATCAATATCATAATCTTGAACTGATTAAACAAGAAGATACAATTTATGCTGGTGATACTGAAGAAGCAAAAGAAGCATTTACTAAAGAATTTGGTGAATTAAATAATAATATTGCTCGACTTAAATCTCTTGCTGGAAAAGCAGCTCATATTCATGGGCAAACTATTCAAGCTATAAAAGATGTTTTAACTTGGGCAATTATTGATAAGAGTCGTAATCCTAAATTTGTTACTGCTTTTAGTAAAATTAAGGATTATTTAGCTTCACATAATTATAGTCTTGAAGGATTTAATGTTGAATCAGTTGAAATTACAGAAGATGAATGGTTACAAATTCAGAACATTCTGTTTACACTTGATAAAGACATTAATCGTTCACAACAGATGCTTGATTCTGCTTTTACTACTGGTATCTCACTTATTGATATTACTGGTAAAGCATGGGATGAAGCTAATTATAAAGCAAAGAAATCTGCACAACGCATTAATGATGAACTTGAATCTGCACTTGAAGAGTTCCAACCGGGACTTTCTAAAAATGCACGTGCTCGTGAAAAGTTAATGCACAAATTCATTAATGAATATGGAGATTTAATAGGTAGTTATAAAACTGAAGGTTTAGGTGATTCAACTGGTACATTACGTAAAGATTTACGTGATGCTATTTATGAAAATCTTTATACTGACAGTGGATTTGTTACACGTGCAACTGCTGAAAAAACTCTTCAAGTCATTGATGATATTATAAAGAAATATAACGAAACTCATACTTGGAATATTGTTCCAATTAGTGAAACTGAAACAAATAAACATCTTGCTGAACTTTCTGAATTAAGTAATCGTGAAAAACTTGTTTATTTACAAACTCATGAACTTGTAGAACTTAATGTTATCACTGATATTAGTGGTAAACGTGAAAATGTTTTATATAAACTTGATTTTGGAAATACTCCGGTATCTGATGAATTTGCAGCTTTAACTGAAAAAGAACAAAAGTTATTAAATACTATTAGAAATCTTATTCAAAGAACTATCCGAGAATATGATGGTAATTGGATTAATTATTATGGTCGATGGGATGAGGTTATGCCGTTCATACCAAAGGCTACAATGAGTTCTTCACTTAAATCTTATTTAAGTATTCCAACCATTCGTAGAGATAGTTATTATACTGATATTGACGGAACTAAACGTTTTATTACGAAAGCATCTACATTACAACTTCCTCGTAATATTCCTGTATTTGATATTCGTAAAAAGTATAAATCTGAAAGTTATACTGAATATGAAAAACGAATTGTTGAAATATTCAATGATTGGTATGATAAAAATAATAAATTAGAGAATTTTGTTAAACCTACAACATTACGAGAAATTAGACATTATAATGATGCTGTAATGCTTGAAAATAAAAAGTATAAAGCTCAAGTAATGTCTTATGACATTGTTGATGTTATGAAAGGTTTTACACAAGAACTTTATAATCTTCGTGCCATTAATAATTTTGAAACTGATTATCAGCTTACTAAATATTTAATGGATGAACCTATCAATGGTGGTGAAACTCCTCGTAAGATTATTAAAAATGCGGCTACTCAGTTTGATAACATGGAACGTCGTATTTTAAATGTTAGTAAATATAATTCAGCAATGGATGTTGCGGCAGGTGCTTTACTTCGTTATACATCTATGACATTTATGTATCTCAACTATACGGCTGGCATCACTAATATACTTAAAGGTGTTACTGATATGATAGTTGAATCTACTGCTAATAACTTTGTTGAAAGCAAAGATATTATGAAGTCAGGTCTTCGTGACATTATTAAAACGATTCCTAACTTTTTAAGAGATATTAATTCTACAAGAACTGATAATCTTTTAGTAGCTATCATTAAAGATTTTGATGATATTTACCAAGATACTCGTGATGTAACATCTTCTGATACTGCTACATCTTATTGGATTAAAGCAATGCGAATGGTTGATACTGTTGGTTATGCACCAAACAATATGGGTGAGTTTATTATGCAGTTTGGAATGTTACTTGCAGCTACGCAATCTCATAGGGTTGTTGGTGGTAAGATTATGGCTTTCAATGATTTCTATAATGATAATCTTGAAAAGTTATTGCAAGAAGTTCTTACTAATGAACAATATGATAAATATCTTATTTTTAAGGAAGATTATGATGCGATGATTTCTCGTGAAGAAAGACGTAAGAATCGTGAGTACTTATGGAATCATGATTATGCTGCTCAATTCCTTAAAACTAATTATAATTTACTTTCTGTTGAACAACGTAAGCAAATTGTTGATTCTCGAAAGACTGATAAAAAAGTTCAACGTGAAGCATTTGAAAAGTTTAATACTCTTCGTTCAGAACTTAAACTTGAAGACGGTCGTTTGAGTTTTAATCCTGAAAGTGGACTTACGGAAGAATCTTTATCAGAATTTCGTGGTCGTGTTAAAGCAATTAATCAATCATTACATGGTATATATAATCGTGTAGACAGAAATAGTTTACAAGATAATGCTGTTGGTGATTTATTACTGCAATTTAAAAAGTGGGTTCGACCTAACTTTGTTCGATATTTCGGTCGTCGTTTAGGTAGAATCTTTTATAATGAACAATTAGGTACTTTTGAAGTTCCTATATTTAATCCTATGTATGATATGCTTCGAAGCGGTAAAAATGCTTTAAAAGATACTTTGAAAGATGATAATACCGTTATAGATTATATGAAAGCTATTACTAACTTCTTCAAAGGTGTAGCAAGTTGGTTAACTCATATAGGATTTTATTATAATACTCTTCCTTTAAATGAACAAATAGCAACTATGAAGTTTGCTCGTTTAATGGGTGCTTTAGCTTTTAGTGCTCTTGCAGCTATTACACTCGGTGCATTTAAGAAAGACAATGATGATGAAGATAATATTTTGTATCAACATGCTATGTATGCCGCTACAACTTATTATCAACAAATGGTAGAACCTATGCCATTTTATGGTTGGATGGCTATGATTGAACAAACGTCAAATAGTTTGTTTGCTGGTGAGAAAACTATTCAATCTGCTTATAAACTTATTAATCTCTGTACTCAAAGTTTATGGACTGAAGATGATGAGTTTATTTATGATAGAGGTATTTATAAAGGACAAGATAAGAGAATGGTTGCTTTACGTCAAATGATTCCTGTTCTTCGTCAGATTAATAAATTTAATAATCTTGGTGCTACTATGTCTTATTATAATATGTATAATCCTTTCGGTCTTACATTTAGTGGTGTACGTGAAATGATTAATGGTAATAAGACTGATGATAATGACGAGTAATCGACCTACCACACCGAATTAGGTGTAATCTCTCAATATTTGCCCGTGGTGGTGCTTCCCAGCCTGCTACGGGCATTATTTTTTGAAATCTATACACTTATACCACTTACAAAAAAAAGACCGTCAGAACGCCTAAAATATGGCACTCTGACGGTCTAATAATATGACTTATTGAATGATTAATATTACTATTAATTACAGTAGTAATTATAGGTGTAATATCTTATGCAACATTGATTGTTCGGGCCTTCGGCCCTCACTGACCCGGTAGGGAAGTGGGTTGCGCGCCCACTCGTGATGTTTATTCACCATCACTTTCAGCATCTTTTGCTTTATCAAAAAGAAACTTATAACTATCATTAGAAATAGTTATATATTCTTTATCATTAATATAAATAATCCAATCTTTTTCATTTAATCGAATTACTACATCTTTTATTGTTAGATACATAGCTCCAGCAGAATAATGAGCATATCTACAAAAAGCTACACATTCTGAGATATTAGCTCCATCCCATTGTACACCTAATAATCTAACAGTTTTCTTTACACTTAGTCGCTTAATCATATATTACTTTTTAAGACCATTAATAGCCCATTGAAGAACAAAACCTAAATGTCCCCAAATTTTATCCTTAATATCACGACGAGCAATACCTTCGCCAATATTGTGGTCGTAATTATTAGGATTTACACAAGCCGACGTACCAATGGTATCAAATCCAGTAATAGTAGTATCGAGAACAACGGTAGTCTTTTCACCAAGTCTAAGAGAATATCCTTGTTTCATAAATCCAAGAACATCACCTTCACTAATTTTAGTAGGGTCTAAAATCTGATAATATGCTTTCTCGAAAACATCTTTGGGTGAAAAAGATTTATAACCATCAGAATATTCTACTTCATAACCTTCATCTACAAAATCATTATCATTAATTTTATGATTAAGGTCATAAATAATATCATTACCATTAACTCTCCAAGCTTTACGAGCTTTAATCATTTTTACTCCAATGTAATAACCTTGACCACTTTGGAGTTTAACTTCTTCGTTATTCATAATTTACATTAATCCACTTTTTCCAAAACCATTTTCTCCACGTTCAGTTTTACTTAATTCATCTTTCGAATCTTTAATATCAAATACTGCACGTTTCTTTTCAGCAATTACACCTTGAGCAAGTCGAGTACCGGGAATAATAACATAGCTATAAGGTGTTGGATTTTGAACAATAATTCCACTATTACCACGCCAATCATTATCGACAGTACCAAACTTAACATCTAATAGTGTAGAACTTGAAATACCACTTCGAGGACGAATTTGCATTTCATCTTCTTCTGGAATTTCAGTATAAACACCTGTTTCAAATTTAGCAACAGTATAAGGTAGAATTATATTAACTTCTTCGATATTATTATATTTCATATAGTCAATAAGACTATACGTAGCATCACCATAAGTAATTGGCTGATTTAAAGCATGTTTTACAGATTTAGTAAATCTATAATAATCTATAACCCATTCTTTATCATCATATACATTAACATATAAATTAGATAATATATTAAGATATGAGCCATTTAATATCTTACTTATTTCGAAATAATTTAAATGAGCTAAATGAGGATTATATTTAGCACGTAAATCGAAACCGGAAGCCCCAGCACTTTTGTACTGGGGAACTTCCGTATTTTCGACATACAATCCTATAAGACTTTCTTTCATTTTATCTTATTATTCAGATTGTGGAACATCGTTTAAATCTGCGGTACGAACATCATATTCTTGACCATCAATATATTTTGCCATTTTAAGTAAATGTCGAATAGGAATTGGTAATCTATCATCGCCACCTTTCTTTCTAACACCGATATAACATTTGGCATTAGTCATTCGACATTCTTCAGGAAGTTGACTTGGATATTGAGCAGTTGCCCAATTTGCAAGTAAAGGAATTATCTCCCAACCACCAGAAGCACTTGGAATTTGACAATTATCAGCATCAAAACTGTTTACTGTACCATCAGAATAAATAACTACTTCTGTAATCATTTAGGCACTAATACGTTGTACTAACTTATTAAAGGCTGTTTGACCAAGTTTAAATGAATTACCTTGAGTTATAGAATCAAATTTATTGAGTTCATCTTTATAAGTAATTCCATTATTAATATAAGATGTAATACCATTATATAACCAAAGCATAGTACCACGATGAGTTTCCTGACCGGGGCCTTTTTCTACATAATTTCGCATTGCATCAATTTGATTACGTTTGCGAGTAGAAATAGCTTCGTTATCAAATGGAACATTTTTAATACCACCAGCTTTAGCAATGATAGCTTTTTGGTTAGCATCACATACTAAATCAGTAATATAATCCATAATAATATTATCATTAACATTGAAATTTTCAGCAGCTTCAAGAATCATCTTTGCTTCTTCTGAATATTTCAAACTTTCACGCATCATTTGAGCACCATAAGCCAAATTAGATTTAACATTTTTTGTATGTTTAAATCTAACCATATTTTTACAATGATGCAATGCAGCATTCAAAGTATTATTACATACAACACGAATATCAGTGAAACAAGCTTGAATACTACCACTTCCATCATGACTTGTAGTGAAAAGAATATATTTCTCCATTTCATCTTTTGCAATCTCATAAGTAGGAAGTTTGGCAGTAACAAAAATTCGTTCACCAATACCTAAAACACCAGCAGTTTGAATAATTACATCATTTGGATTAATTACCATTTGACTTTTACAAACTTGATAAATAAACTCCATTGCTTCAGTATTCTGAACAGGCTCGTATCTATTACCAACAGTACCAAGAATATCATAATTATCAGTACGATATGTAGCAAATACGCTGTCAACACGAGTTCCTTTTTTAGGAATATTAATGACATTACCGTCAGACATATGACAAGCGAAATGGTCATTTTCTTGAATAACATGTTTTGTTCCATTAGGAATAAAACTTGCAAACATAGGAGCTAAATCTACTTGATAATCCATATTTGCAATACGAATGATTTCATCTGGAGTTTTAGCTTCTTCAACGACAGTTCCAAGACTATGCCAAGGAACTTCTTTTAACGAATAGAATGAATAACTATTCTTTTGAGAATTAAATTCAATATTCGCAGCCATAATAAGATTAGTTGTTAAATACTACAATTCAATAATTCTAATATACTGAGCATTATCAGCCTCAGTACCAAGATTTTTAAGAACAAGCTCTTTTTCATTTTCAGCATCTTCAAGATTCAAGAATGAAAGAGCCTCCGTATGGTCTTCAATCCAATTAACAGAATCCTTAGATACAGACTTTACAAATAGTTGTTTTTCACCAGAAACAACTTTCGTAATCAAATACTTTTTCTTCATAGCTTTATAAGTATTAAAATGTTTAATGATAGATTATTTAAAGATAGCAGTTTCAGAAGTACAGATTTCCATATCAATTAAATCCATAATTCCTGAAATAGTTTTCAATTTTTGTTCATCTTCAGAATTAAGATTTTCTGAACTTGCAAGACCTTGTGCATATTCATCAAGTTCTTTAATAGCTTTCTTATCAAAAGACCATTTATATACAAAATCATCTCCGTATTTACTACGAATATATGCAGCGAAGTCTTTTAAATCAGAAAGTTTAATATTAACGCTTAATGTAAGATTACCAATCTTATCAAAATACTCTTTACCATTAATTAATAATGTAGCACTATGAGGATGAATAGGATAAATCTCCGGCAACAATTGATTATTAATAATATCAGTTAATGAATCTTCATTAACATTAACACTTTGTGATTCTTTTGTATAAACAGTAAAATCAGGAAATTTTAAATTAAAATTACCAGATTTACCTTGAACACCAAATACATGAAGAGCATCAACAATAGCTTGTTTCAAACGTTTTGTAGCTTTATCAAAACCAGCATTACGTTCTCGTAAACGTTTAATTTCTTCTTTATTATATTCAGTTTCAAGTTTTTTAACATCAAGAATTTTACGATAAGCTCTTAACTTATCTTCAAGTTCTTGTTCTGTAATAGCTAATTCAGAAGCAATTTCTTCTGTTACTTCACCATCATTCTCTTCTATCTGCGAAACAAGATAATCATATTTTTCCGCAATACCAAATAAACTACTCATAATTTTTCAAAATAATTTAGATTCAACGTAATGAGGTTTAACACTAATATATTCTTGTTTAATAATCTTTAATAAAACATTATAAAGATTATGAAAACCATCAATATTATTATCAATATAATAATTGAAACCTTTATAATTATCTAAATCAGTTTCGGTTTTATCATTTGAATGTTTAGTATCATTAGTTTTTCGTTGAATACGAATACTAATAACTTTTATATTTTCATCCTTAGCATAAGATTTAATAGCTTCAATTTCTTTAACTTCTCGAACATCCGGAATTATAGTTACATTAGAAACTGAATTATTAATATGATGTAATACATCATTTATAAAAATACCATCACAATCAAATCTTAAAAGTTTGCCAAAATGTAATAAACATTCACGATAAGTAAGTTCTTCATATTCACCAAATCGCTCAATAAAATAACCACTCTTTTGGCGTTTAAAAGAACCAATTTCTAAATCAGAAACTTTACATCCAGTAACAGCGGCTACAACTTTTTTAAGTTTTGTAGCCATAGGATAAATATCAACTAAACCAGCTATAATATCTTTTAATATTTCAGTTGCAGCTGTTTTACCTGAACCTTTTTTACCGCTAATTGTTATAATTGTTCTCTTGTTTGACATTGCCAACATTTGTTATAAAATCAATACCAATAAAAGGATTACCACGGTCTGCTTGACCATGTAAAACTCTTAATGCAGCTTCTTTCTTAACAGCAAGTATAATTTCACGTTTAAACATTTTATTGTATATTCTTACCATTTCTCGTGCTACGTAAGAATTACCATTTGTCAAACCATGTTTGCTATTAATTTCATCAAGAAGTTCATTAAGATTCTTTTTCTCGCTTTCGTGCCTGCTCTCGTTCATATATAAATACTTTATTCCATTCATAAATAGTACTAAAATCTTCATTAGAAGTACATCCATCATAATCAGGAAGTTCCTCTTTTATAATATTATCTATAATATTTGTAATAGCAATACAAATACCAAGATTTCTTAACTGAAGAGTACTATCTTCTTCAAAAAACTTGTCTTGTTCATCTTGTGGAACATTACATTTACTAAGAGCTTTAGCAAATACTTCTTGAAATTTTGAACGAGATATATAATTATTATTAGCCATAGTAGTTTATTCAAAATAATTGATAATACGACCTGTTTCATTAGGAAATCTAACAGCAATATCTTCTGCAATCATTTTAGCAATTTCAATCATTTGAGGATGTGCAGCTTTATGATTACGAAGAGGAAGGAAACCTTTATTCTCAACAATAGTGAGTTTGGGATAAACAGTTTCAAGATGTTCACCAATCCACATATCGAGAGTACCAGATATATAAATATCTGATTTAGTAGCAATAGGAAGAACCGAACGAGCTAATTGAGCAGGTTCACCATCATTAGTTAATTCTTGATATATAGCTTCATTACCAGCAATAACATCATAGAATTTTTCTAATGAATCTTCATTCTTAAATGGTGGTTCAATTACACTAATATTTCTACCATATTTATAACCAAGTCTACCCTTAGCATAATTACACCAACGAGTACTTTCTTGCATAAAACTCATCTCACGATGACGAACGGCTTCATGAGTAACACCTCTATCGGTTATAATTTTATAAGTAACATTATAAATCTCCGGCGCATTTGCAAGGATTTCAGCATCTGAAGCAATTCGAAGACTTGCATCAATACCATATTCAAGTTTAGCAGTAATATCTTTATCATCAAACAGTAAATGAGAAAACTCCTTACTCAAAAGAAGCATATTATAAAACAAATCATTAACTTCGCTTGGATGATAAATATCATTATAAATAGCTTTCATTTTACGACTATTACTCATAATATCAAGAAATACCCGATATGAAAAACCAATATAATTACCAAGATAAGACAAACGAATATAAGGACTTAATTTAACAAATTCTCGAACAATACGATTCGGAATTGAAACAACATTAAAATAAACATATTCATGTTCAAATATAGCAGTATGACCATCAATAAGTCTATTTCTACAAAAAGTTTCAGCTGAATCAGGTTTGATACTATCTTCTTGTTTAGTACAAACTTTACCGATTAATTCAATCTTTCTAAGACCTCGGTAATCACAAAATTCGATTGTAGGTTCTACAACATTCATAGCTTTAATTGTATTAGTTTAGACGCGACAAGTGGGCGTGCAACCTCCTCTCCCACCGGGGAGCGGAGCCGCTGGGCGAAGCCCAGCAGGCGGAGCCACACAAGTTACATCTCCTGTCGCTTCTCGAATTGCGACAATAATTGTTTACGAGTTATTTTACATTCTTTAAGACTAATTCCAATTCTATTACAGATACTTATAACATCCATAATAGTAACACACTGACCGTCCCACATAACATTCCATAAATCGTTAGCTTGAACTTCCCAAATATAATACCCACCAAATTGAATTTTATAATTATAACAAGTTTTACGATTTAATTGAATATTATTTTGCACACAAGCAGCAAAGAAATGAGCAAAATCAGTGAAATCTTTTAATTTAATAACAGCATCATTCCATAATCTAACAACTCCATTAGTTGATTCATAACGCATTACGGCATAAGTACCATACTGTCGCCATTGATAAGGAATACTACTAATTTTATAATTTCTAAATTCTTGAATTAGAACTTCAAGCTCTTCTCGATATTTCTTAGCTTTTGCTTCTTCAATAGCTTTCTGATTGTCGAGATATTCATTGAATTTAATTCTAATAACATCTTTAAGTTGCTTTCGAGTAATTGTATTATTCCAAAGTTTCTTAAATTCAGCATAATTCTTACAATAAGCAGTATTAACCTTTTTGGAACGAATAGTTTGCCAATAAATAATTTTACCACTAATAATAAGATTTTCTTTAGGACTTAAAGTAATACAAATATTATCTTTAAGATTGAATATAGAAGATAGTCTTGTATAATTTTTTGCAAAACCTCTATATTCAACATAAGTAAAATTAAAAGATTGTGTTCGATTAATGATTGTATCTGCATCAAGACCATATTCTTTACAAATACTTAAAATATCTTTTAATGCAGAACGCCAACCTTTACGAGCATTATTATATTTTATCTGATGAGTTCGAACATCAGAAAATTTTTGATTAGTAACATCTTTTTCAAGAATATGTCTTGTAACGGTAAGATTTTGATTTACACCATTCCAAAGACTTGTAAGCATACCATAAGTATTAGCAATTAACACTTCTGAATTTTGCCTACAAATATTATAAATATCTACATTAATTTTATCTCGAATCTTTTGATTTTTAAGTTTAACAAGTGGTCTATAAAGATAGTCTTCAATATCATGTAGTCTTATAACAAATGGTACAAATTTATTACAAACACCAATTTGTTTACCTCTACAATAAAGAATACCATCTTTTAATTCATAACCGTATTTACCATTAGCAACGGTATGTTTTGTATGAATACTTATATCATCTATTCTATTATAGAATAAATCAAGTATTTCATTAATAGTTCCAACACTTTTCATCACTTTTCATAATCTCTAATTCCAACAACATTTGCATGGAAAGGTAAACCATTTTTAGTTCTTTCATAGAACTTAACAGTTACAGACTTTCCGATAGGTGGATTATTAAGAATATCTAATCGTTCATTAACAGTACCAGTTAAAGTACAACTAAATACTAAATCATTAATATCATTCTTAAGAACTAATCTAACATTAAATCCTACTCTATCATCAGGATTCCCAGTGTGTTCAACACTAATACATTCAAATTCAGCATCGTCAAACTTTTTAAGTTTCATCATTGTAGCAGGACGAGAACCAAATTTATATTCAGTATGCAAATCTCTAATTACAGCTCCTTCAAAACCACAATCAATACATTTTTGCATATAAGTTAACGCTTGATTATCATCATAAATAGTATCACTATTAAGAATAATAAGATTAAATTTATCCCACATATTATGACCTTCAGGAGTTAAATTTTCCCAAATTCTACCAGTCATTACATTATGAGATACACTACTTTTCTTACTACGATATTCTTCCCAAACACTAAACCTTAATTTATCACGGTCTTTGTTAGTTAAATCGGGAATACTTAAATCAAAATTAACAAATTGAAGTTTATCATGAAGAGGATTTCGAGGATTACGAGCAGCTCCACCAATAGTTGTAACTTTCTCACCACGAATATAAATCTCACCATCAAATACCATATTAGCATATTTAGGGAAACTATCATAAAAATCATTAAATAGTTGTTCAATATGCCAAATACGATAAGTAAGACCTTCTTTAGTTTTAATTACAGTATGATAATGTTTATCATTACGAACAAAACCTTCAAGACTGAATAAATCAGTAGGTGTAAATTCTTCAAGCATAACAACTGCTCGAACACCATTGATTTTAGGTTGAACAATACAAGGATATTCGAACTTACCAATAGCAAACTTTTGTGCTTTCATAGGTTTAACACAATTATTCGCATCAGTATTATATTTAGGTAATCTCTTATCTATTTCTGTAAATAAACCATCTACATCAGTAAGATAATCTAAAGGACTAATACCTAAATCAGAAAGACTTTTATATCCTTGTTTCTTATGTCTTTCATAAACACTATTAAGTTCAAATTCAGCTTGTTCTCTATCAGTTTTTTTACTTTTAGCTTTAATTACAGGAGAATAAGATGATGTTTCAGCACCATTTACTTTACCATAATAGTAAGCTAATCGTAGAGATACTGTACCGTCAGAATTAGTAACTTTTTCAACTCGACCCCACCAACGAACTAAACCGCCAGTTAAATCTCGTTTATATAAAACTTCGTGAGGTATCATATATTATTTTTTAACTTTTTCTTCAATAACAATAGCATATTGCGGTTCTCCAATTCGAATCATAAGACAATTCCAACTCTCTAATGGAGTTCGATGTTCTGTCATATCTTCAAGATTTAAAGGCTTAGCACAAAAACATTTATAAGACCTTTCAATCTTATTATTAAGAGGATTCTTAATAGTTTTAGGATGTGGGAGAATTCGTGCGAGAATAGGATTAATAGCTTCTAATGTTTCTTTATCATTAGGGCTAACATAAGTATCACCATCAAGTATAATTTGTGTATGTTTAAAACCATATTTATCCACAAATTTGTTAATACTTGTTTGGTCAGATAAACGAGAAAAATCTCGAATAAGACTGTCATATTCATCTTTATCCATAGGACAAAGATATACCTTATTTCCGTTAGCAAGAGTGTTAATAAGGTAATGTTTCAATTTAATCTCCATAATAAATCTTTTTTAGAACATTATCAAAATGTTGGAATACTTTACGATAACCATAATCTTTAACCATATCAGTTGGGTCTTTAGATTTATAACTATTCGTAAAATAAATAGGAATAGTACCATATCTACTTTGTAGAAATTGAGCCGCATTAATTCCAGCAGCATCAGTATCAAAAATTGTAAACAACTTTCCACTCAACGAGTATGACACTAATAGTTTATAAATATCAGTAGGAAGAACAATAGTTTCAGATGCAGCAGGTAAAAATAAAATATCTGTAACATTCTTTTCTTCACATATTTGTTCAAAAAGTATTTTATCTTTATAACCTTTTATTAAAGCAATATAATTAGTTTGTTTTAATTGATGTAAACATTCGATAGGACAACGATTATTAGTAATAAACTTTGTCTGACTTTTAAGTCGTCTTGGAAAATAAAGTTTATACTTATTTGGATTAACATTATAAGCATAACAAGGGTCACTACCACTATATCTATATGGTGTTTGCCAATCGTTAAGTTTATATCTATCAACAATGAAAACTTTTGAATTTATATTATGTTTCTTAATACCATAAGATTCCCAATAAGTATAATCAATCCTATTAGCTCTTCGAATATCAAATGAAATTTCAAGATTTTTACTTCTAACATGTTCTTGTTCAGTACGATTGAACTCGATATTACTAACAATATTATCAGAACAACGAAGAATTATATCATTACAAATGTATGTAAATCCTTCTTTTGTCTTATAATTTTTATTAAGAATATAACCAACTACTTCAAATATATCACCTCTAAATCGACTATCACCAAAATCTCTACATATTAGTTTATCACCATAATACTTAAAAGATAATGACGGATGTTTGTCAATTCTAAGAGGATTATGAATCCTATCAGTTGAACTATTTATATTATATCGTATTGTTTCTTCGGGAATACCAAAATATTTGCTAAATATTGTAACTTGGTCAAGTGTAGTTAGTATAAAATCTTTCATGCAATTACTTATGTAACTTGTAAGGCTCGGCCTTCGGCCTCGCCGGCCGGTAGGGGAGTGGGCTGCACGCCCACTTGTCGCGCCAATATTTTAAGTATTACCCAAAAAAGAAGGAACTAATAGAGTATTACCTCCATTAGTTCCTTTACAAGTTCCTGTTGTTATAATGCGATTAGTATTACTTCGAATACTTATCAATGATACTCTGAACATCCGAAGAAACAGCAGTAGCTCCGGGAACAGGCGCAGGTGCAGCAGCGGCAGCTTCACGTCCCTTAGGTGCATCATCTTTAACAAGATGAATAGTTTCACCACTTTCAAATTCAATCGACGGATTCTGACCAGCGATAACACGTTCAACAAATCCACGATTAACAAACGAAGGGAATGCGAGGAACTTATGCGTGTTATAATCTGCAACAAGTTTCATCCAAAGTTTAACACCTTTATAAATAGGAGCATTTTCATCTTCTCCAACAAGAAGACCTTTGAAATATTCAAAGAAAGCAAGATATTGCTCACAACGAACTTTTGCAGGTGCAGCATAATCAATACCGGGACACTTACCAGCATTAACCGGATAACCTTTAAGACCTTTATACTGATTAGCAATATGACGAAGCTGACTATAAGTCTGCTGAATAATGCTAATTACATTCTTAGCTTCAACCGGTTCACCTTTCTTATTAAGAGTAGTTACAGGCTTAGCAGTAAATGTATAGAATCGGTCTTTCGGATTCTGTTCAGTTTTACATTGCTTAAATTCGAGAACAAGAACGGGGAATTTACAACCAGCATATTCCCATGTACTTTCTACACCTTTATCGTCCAGCAGGGGAACCTCACGAATATCAATACGAACATCATTAAGGATACCCATGCAAAGATTATTAATTTCAGGGTCAGGCTTAAAAGCTAATCTCCGTTCAACAACCTCTTCTTCAAACATTAATGTCGTCGAACTTACTTTGCTTTTTGATTCTTGTGCCATAATAATAATTAAAGTACTTTAAGTTATTAGACTAAAAAGAGGAGCTATTAAATAAATAACTCCTCTTTTTATAATGATAGTAAATGATAGCTTTGTTAAATGTAATTAGGTATTAACGATTACAACTCGTTTTCTACCTCGGTCTGTGCTTCCGTGTTAGGCTGCGGGTCTTCCTCTTCCGACTTGTCCTCTAACGTTACCTCCTGCGGGTCTACCAGCACGTACACCTTCTCATAGATAACATCATCAATCTCGACAGGAATAAAGTCACCATTCTCGTCCTTAACTTCCTCAACACCATACTCAACACGCTTGGTAGCAAGAACAGCCTTACACATCTTACCGTCACGACCTTTCTGCGTTTCAACTTCCTCCATAAGACCCTTATCAGTAAGAACACGCTCACCAACCGGAGCAGCATCCTTATCCTGCATAAGCATCTGCGACCAAACGCCAGCATAATTAAACGACTGAGGACGACCAGTACCTTTCGTATTACCAGCACTTGCAAGTTTGCAACCCTCATTACCAGCCGAAAGAGCAATAAAGAAACGCTCATTAATCGAATCAGCATTCGGCATAGCAAACATAACAACACGGTCACCATGACCACAACCGATAAGTGCCGAAGCCGAAGCATTCATCGTAAACTTGTTCATACCACGAGCAGTAGTAATAGCAGGACGAATGTCATTCGACGATTTGGTACCACGGCTAACAGCAGTCAGACCCGAAAGTTTAGCGGCAGAAAATACACTCTTTTTCATAGTAGTAAAATGTTTTAATTTATAGATATTTTATGAATGATAGACAAATGATAGACTTGATTGTTATTTTTCATTAACAGGAACTTCTTGATATTCAACATCTTCAGCTTGTTGATTTGCAAGAGATACAGCTTGATGAAGTTCACTATCAACATAAACTCCATTTAACTTATCACTTGCAATAATTCTACCACCAAGCATAATAGACATTTTTACAAGATGAGTTTCAGGATGAGCATTCCAATTAGCTTTACCTTTACTTTCAGTACCGTCAGATTTAATACCAGCGTATAAACCTGCATCAATAGCTTGTTGTAAAGTATAAGGTATTGCAATCCTCTCGTCACCACGAGTAAGTTCTACAAGAGCACGACGAGTTGCATACCTAATAATTGGAATACGACCTTCTTTTACTTTTTCGTCAATCCATGATTCCGGATGTCCGTCATTAATAACAACAAATTCATCCTTATTAGAATCATTATAATCAACAAACTCATTACTCAAATCCTTTTTACAATATTTATATACATAAAAAGGTTTAGTTCCATCTTCAAGGATTCTACGTTTAATACCAGCATCCGTCAAAACTTTATTAACAATATGAATACCAGTATATACAATCTCTGTTTGAGAAGTACTAAAAACGTAAATGTTTTGCATAGCCGCCATAGGATTCAATCCCATAGAACGACCTCTTTCAACTTTGATTGCTGCTTCTCTATCAAGTGTCTTACCAAAAGTAACACTTACCATAGGAGTAAATCCGAGTTCATTACCCAACAGCAAACATGTAACAATAGCACTCTTATTTACTACAAGTTCACTCGTTCCATCTTCTTTTTGAACTTGCTCTTTAAAACCCTTATTAAAAACAGGACTTTGAGCAATCCAATCTGCTAATGCTTCAGCTTGTTCAAATGAATTAATTTGATTAACAGCTAATGCAACACTTCCATTTTCCTTTCTTGTATTAACAAGAGCACCACTCACATTATCATTAGACTTTTCGTCTAACCTCTTTTGTGGTTTATCCATACGCAAATATAGTAATTATTATTGTACTACCAAAAGAATCACTAACAAATTATTCGAAAATTTCACTAATATCTGTAACCCAAATAGGCACATTCTCGGAATCTCGTTGCCTTTGTATCAATTTCTGTTTGTCCCTCGATTTAACCTCTTTATCACCAATTTTGAAATCATCAATGTAAAGATTAATAATAATACAAGTTTTATTAGGATTCATATAATTATAAGTCTTACCTCGTGCGACACGTTGCCCATGAGTATTAGAATTACAACTACCACCTGTTGTTATAACTTGTTCTATGTTTTCTATCGTAAGTCCTTCATTAAGACTTTGTGCAGTAAATAAATATTTATAAATACCACTTTTAATCCCTTCAATAGCTAACTTTTTAAGAGATGCTTTTCCTAACTTTTTAGGTTCACCATTCTTATAAGTATATGGAACACCAGTTTCAGGATTAATTACATATCTACTTTCAATAGCACTATGAAAAGGAATACCGTCTTTACTGAAATAATCAGCTAAATCAGTAACCATAGCTATTGATTCATTAAAACAAATAGTAGGAACACTATTTCTTTTGAGAATTGAAATAACAGCATTTATTTTAGGTCGATTATGAATTAATATATCATTACGTTGTCTAACAAAATCTTTGAATTTTTTAGCACGTTCAAAGATATTATCGGGATTCCATAAAGAATTAATCTTTTTATTATAATCATTATTAAGCGGCATATCACGTGACCAACCCATTAATGATGCTATCATATTACGAATTATAGTAGGCTTAATAAAAGTACTATAACCATTTTTATTTTTATAATTATAACCAGTAAAAGCAGATATTACAAGACCAAATTCACTATCAAATACCTTATCTTTAAACTCGTTATTAATTATCTTATGTAATCCAGCAAACATTTCAAGAGTTTCATGTATAAGTTCAGAATATTTGTCATATCTAATCTTATCATGTTCATCAAGTTCTATTGCTAAATTATATTCAATACTATTTGAAATCCAACCTTGTGAAACAGCTTCTATTTCAGTAATTTTATCAATTACGGGAGCACCTAAATCGTTTAATATTTCTAATTGAGTTTTATTTAATGTAGAACCAGTAAGACATAAAATAAATTTATATTCTACATTCTTAATAGCTTTAAGAGTTTCACCTTGTAATAACTTATGAACTTCATCAAGAATTAGTAAATCAACTTTAATAGGTAATTTCTTTTCTATTTTAAGTTTATTTACATGATTAATTAGAGTATTACTACTCATAATATTAATCCATTGTTCTTTATCACAAAATTCAGTAAGATTATTAACAAGATTCTTTGTAGTTTCAGCATTTGGAGCAATAGCCATAATTGTTCTATTAGGATTAGCTTTAACGAGCTTACCAACAATCATAGCTGCAACTCTGGTTTTTCCAAATCTCATTATAAGATTTAGAGTACCTTTACCTTTTGCATCACGCCATTTATTACAAGAAATTTCTTGACGTTCGTTCTTGTCCATAATATTTTAATAAAACCAATCAACCTTAGTTTTATTTTTCACAGTTAATAGTATTATACAATCTTTAATATAAGTAATTAAAGAAGGAAGACCACCAATATCTTCTTGATATTTTAATTCAGCATCTAATTCTTTCGCTGTTTTACCATAACAAATTTCATCAAATTCGTGCATAATCTATTCATCAGATTTACGTTTAATTACATCTCCATTTTCATTAACATATCTCCATTGATAACCATATATAGTTTTGAGATTAGAATTTGGAGTACAAGCCTTAATAATTCCAGCATAAATAGATTTACTGAAATCTGTTTTTTTTTCTTTTGCAATCGCAATAGAAGCATCTTTTGCAGATGCGTATAATGTTAAAAATCTTCCTGTTTTATCAAATTGAGCAACTCTAAATCCATGATTAACATGTTTTGATTTAACGGGTTTTATATCCGCAACTATAACACCTTCAATTGTATTATATGATATATTATTTTTCATAATTATTTATTGTTAAAAAGGTATATCATCACCTCGTTCTATTGCAAGTTTATATTCTTCTTCGCTTGAATAACCCAACATACCCCATTCAGTATTGTTAATAGGAATGTCATTAGCTGGGTTAGGAAATACAATATTATCATCTTCAAAATCAACTTCAAACAAACCATCTTCTTCAGGACTTTCGATAGGCTCTAAATGTTTATTATTAGAAATTGCACCAAACAAATCACCTTGCATAGTAACCATTCCTTCTGTTTTCTTATTTTTACCATAAAGAATTTTAGCACATTCTTTTTTATAATAACTAAAATCAATATGATAATCTTCCTCTTCAATATAATCATTAAAAGGACGAACAGAATATTTAGCTACAATGCGATTAATTTTATTCGGTTTATTTTTATCAATTTTTATAATAGTTCCACTACAATGAGATACATCAGAAATATAAAAACGATTAGATTTTTGAAGAACTTCATCTTCAACTTTACCATTTACAATACTTCGATATATAATGTTAAACTTAGCATCAGTCTTTTGACTAATACAATAATCATAAATAGCTTCTTTGCTACTTTTAATATGGTTTTCTATTGTATCACTATAAGGAATATTATATAAAAGAAAGAGATTAAGCGCTTTAGGAACAACCGGGTTAGCATAACCTTTATTGAAAACAATAGTATCAATAAATAATCCTTTACGTTTAATATAAATATCTTCAAGTTCTTGAACAACCTCTTCGGTTTTATCAGCTAATTTATTATAAGCATCTTGAAAACCTTCTTTAACTGCAATATAATTATTTACATCATTACGAAGATATTTTTCATAATTAGTAAATTCAAGTTCAAAATTATTATATTCTTGCCACCAATCACAACAAGCCTTATAATCAGCTTCTTGTTCAGGTTTTACAATACAAACAATACCATCTGTATTTGCAGAAATAACTTTAATACCTTTGAGTTCAAGTGCTTCAATAAGCATAAGAAGACAAAGTTGAAGATTTATAGTAACTTTATAAGTACATTTAGGATCATACAAATAATCATTTATATCTCTAAATGCACCATACATTCTATTAATAGCAATTTTAAGACCTTCAGCTTTAGTTTTATATCGCTTACTTGAAGCTAACAATTCATTAGCTCGTTTCTCTAAATCTGCTATAATAGATTCGTCTTGATGTTTGTTCTTTCCTACATTTATTTCATTAAGTAATTTTTTATATTCTTTAAGTTCTTTTCCAGCTTGATGTTTTGCTTCTACACGAGAATCTTTTGTATAACCAACTGTTGCTCTAAAAGGATTACGTTCAAGATGTTCAGGATAAACATCATAAGAAAGAATACCATTAGGATAAAATGAAGCAACATCAGCATCTCGAATACAAGCTCCAAGTTCAGATGCAACAAGTAAACCCGGTTTATCTTGACTATGTAATCCACCCAATGCCATAGTATAAATTACATCACCAAATCTAAACTCATGTTTAAACTTATCTTCATCTTTAGTACTACCTACAACGATAGTAGAATTAGCAACAGTTCTAAGTAATTCATTAAGAATTTTAGTTTGAAATTTAAGTTTAGGACTTAATATACTGGAAACTTTAATTTTCCATCTATCAGTCTTAGTATCCATAAATTCTTTTCTACTGATACCGCTAAACTTCTCATATAATTCAGTAGTAATAGCTTTACCAATAGAACTTCGAGACATATTACGGACATCAATTCCAAACTCTTTAGATATATCTTCTCGAAGAGCAATCTCTCCTTTTTGATTTCGTTTAAGTTCTAAAGTTATAAGGTCATCATTAACATTATAATCTAATACATCTTCAATTTCATCTTCTACAATAAGTCGAGTATAAGAAAAGGGAAGATTCTGAATACGATACCATTTTAAACAAATAGCAACCTGTTTAAGAGAAGTATATGTTTTATCAAGATATAAAATCTTTTGAATATCATAATCAGTGAAAGGACGTTTATAATATTTCTTGAAATTAAGAAGTCTACCATAACCCTTACCAAAATCAACACAAGCAGAGCTATGGTCAAATAGAATATGAGTAATATGTTTATTCTCTTTCTTATTAAAACCTTTTACATCAAGATATTTATAATTATTAATAAGAATATCCAACATAAATTTATCATAATTATTACTATTATAACCAGTAAGAATTTTATGTTGAATAAAAAAATCCATAATTAAAGGAGCATCATTACGCCAATGACCAGTTTTATAATCAATCCAAATTACAAACTGTCTTGCCCCCATAGCTTCGAGAAGTTTTCTCTTATCTTTTTTAAGTTCTTCTAAATCACCTTCAGCTCCATATTTAATAGCAAGACATTTGATATCAATTGCTTTATAAGCATCAATAATAACTTGCGGAGTATCTTCAGGTATAAAAGTAACATCAAAAAAATTAGGAAATATCTCAACATCATAAATATAAGCATCTATCATAATAACTTAATCACTTACGAACCAACGATATTCTTTACATAATTCAGCAAATATATTACTAATCAAAGTAAAAGAAGTAACATATTCTGAATAACATTTGTTACGCATAATATATGCAGGAGAATATATAGGAATAAGTATAGCATTGTTAAACCTTGTTGGTTTATTAACAACACGAGCCATACTTAAATATTTTTCTTCTTTAAGAAACTGATAAACAAATTGTCCAATAGCAACAATAATAACAGGATTATATTTCTGTATATCTGCTATAAGATTTGGATAACATGTATCAGCATAATATTCATTAGGTTCTGCACAAACACACCTAATAAGAGTTGATTTAATAGTCCATGCAGTTAAACTATAATCATCAATAAATTGACTTATGATTTTAGTTGAACGACCATTAAATAAAGTTTGAGTTTTATAATCTGTGATAGTAGGAGTATCACCAACAAAGATAATAGTTGGCCGACCAGTAGGCGTCAAACCCACTCCCCCACCCGGTACTCTCCGATTAGCAATAGATAAATAACATCTTTCACAAGTATTACACATATCATTAACACTATTAAAAATATCAGATGAAACAGTCTGATTAATTCGATTATGTTTAATACTTCATAATAACACTTTTGCGAGCACGTGAAAGAGCAACATACATAAGTTTATTACGAATATCAATATCATTTTCTTTACGACCATATCTCGTATTACAGAAAACAATATCTGTCAAATCTATTGCTACATTATCAAATGTAGAACCTTGGGTTTTATGTACGGTCATAGAATAACCATAATCTATATCTTTATTAACCCATTTAGTTCCTTGAATTGTATCAATACTAAATTTAAGATTTGTAAGAAAACGATTCTTAAACTTATAATAAACAAACCAACCATGTTGAACACGATTAGCAGCTCGATTATACAAATGAGTAAGAATTTCCTTATATTTTAGAAATGAAGCATCTCTTATATCTACTATAAGAAATGGTTGAGTGATGTGACCATCATACATAGATTTAAGATTAACAGCAAACGTTTTAATACCTTCATCACTAATATAAGGTCTAATATCTTCAAGAATATAGTCTTCACTATTTAAAATAATAGGTTCTTTAAATTCATCAACGATAGTATTATAAGATAACACTAAATCATTAATATGAATTATATCAGCATCCTTACCTACAATACTATTTCGAATAATACTATTCCAATCTGAAACAGCTTTATTAGTATATGCAGTAACTCTAAAATGGTCTATATTCTTATGAAAAGCATCTGAATTAAATTCTTGTATAAGTCTTTCATTAAACATAGCACGAGGAATAATCTCATAACCAATTCCATCTTTAATATTAGACCTATTTTTAACAATATAATTCAAAAAAGTATTTGTTTGATTTTTAATATCATCTCGAAGTAAACTAAATAATTCAAGAAGTGGATTACCTTCTTCTTGTCTTACAATTTCACTTAAAATGACTTTATTTTTAACAGTTGCAAATGTTAAAGATATTTCTTCATTTACAGGTGGAAGCTGAAGAGAATCACCAACATAAAGAATCTTAACATTATAAGTAGTAGCACGATTTCGATTAAGTTGGAATAAATCCTTATTAATCATAGAACATTCATCAATCACAATAAGATTATAATTTTCAATCTTACTTGGATTAAGAGGGTCAAATTGAGGATTCTCAATATCAAAGTTTTGTAAATCAATATTTGGTTTAAGACCATGAAGACTATGTAAAGTCATACCATGTCTACCAACTTGTGATTCAAGAACTCGAAGAGCTTTGTGTGTAGGAGCTGTAATAGTATAAGACTTATCTACAATATTATCAAGAAAATATCGAAGAATATAAGTTTTACCAGTACCAGCATAACCTTCAAGTGTACATTCAAGTTCATTACTAAAATACCAATCAGACAACTTATCAATCGCTTGTTGCTGTCCGGGATATAACTGCGAATAATCGCCCGTGGCGGCCTGTTTTGGCCTCGCTGATTGCTTATTTTTATTCGACTTAACACTTGTTAAGCCTTGTAACTTATCTGCTTTCATACGGCCTAAAACGAGGTGTTTTGAAGATAAGCAAATGCCTTATCAATAAGTGTTTCATAATGACTATTAGTAATTTTATAAGTTTCAGGAGTAGGACAAACAAATATTACGTCTTGTTTGTCGGTAGTTCTATTAACATAGGCTCTAACACCCATAACATTAGGCGTTACAATCATAACAATATCGTATTGCTGTAATAAAAACTCGAATACTAATATGTATTGTAACGACAAGTCTAACTTTGTGAAAAAGTATCCGGGGTCATATCCTCGTTTCTTCAAATATTGAATCAATTCCGGCATGACCACCGAATACTCTTTAATTACGTCGATTAGCATAATATTTCGGACTTAATCTGCTATAAACTTTTGCATTACGAGCATTAAGTCTATCCATACAAAGTCTTCCAACTCCATTTTCAAGAGTAATCCAAACTTTCATTTTAGGAGCGACTAATTGCCAATAACGTTTAAGTTCTTCAACATTTTCTTCATTAGCAGTAAATGAACGAATCGTATACCAATCCCAATGTTCATTTTCCGGAGTACTAAAAGCATATTCTGCTTCTAAATAGTCCTGATTAGTTATATCAATAAGATGCCTATCATTATCAACAATACCATAAACTTTATCTTCAAACAAAAACACCTCACACTTAATAGCATGAGGTGTCTGTTTAATAGTTCTATTTTTTGGTCTATTGATAGCAGCTTTGTCGATAATAACTTTCTTAACAGGAACTAAACCTTTAAGTTTGTTAATATCCATTTACCTACCACAATGAGAACATAAAACATGAAGCATCTGAATTATATTGTCGTTATGAAGTTTTGTAAAATCTTCACGTTTACACTTAACAACTACACCAGTAGTATTAAGTTTAACATGGAACCAATGAGATTCTTTATCAAATTTTACAACAACTCCAACTCTATCATCACGAGAATAAAGCTGATAACGGTCAACTACTGCAAGACTTGAAATCTCAACAACTTCATCAATTACAGTACGAGTAAGAATATTCTCAAAAGTACCTTCATATCGAACTTTTACTCCAGCAATCAGAGCATCTTTAAGAGTTTTATATTTTCTATCCTCTTCGGATACATCATCTCCATAAGGAATATTATCGTAAAGTCCACGAATAATACCATTAAAATCACCATGAACAATCGAATAAGTTTTTGTAATAACTTTGTCTTCTTGTTCAGTAGTAACTTCACCAATCAGCTTTGCAACCTTTTTAGATGCTTCAGCTAACGGTAAAATAATACCATTATTCAAATGAACTTCACTACGTTGAGGTACAACCTTTTTAACAGTTGAAAAATCACCTTCATGAAAGATATAATATCCAGCACGAGGTTTAGTTTCAATCGTAATAACTTTTAAGTCAAATGTCATAATACTTATGAAATTTTAATTTGTTTAACTTTAACTTCCATATTAATTTGTCTTTCAATCTTATCTTTACAAAGTTGAACTAAATAATTTGTATCATTATTGTAAAGAATAGTATCACGTTTAAGGGCTACTTCAAGACTATCGGTAATAGGTTTACCACAATAATCTAATTCGTAATCAACCTTAACACGAACTACATGAGTAGCAGGAGTTAATTGACTTTCTAATATCCAATAATTTTTAGCACCAATTTTAACTAATGCTTTAATTTCATCAGATGTATTATCAAGTTCAATAACACGACCATATCTACCTTTGCTTGTTACGACTTGCTGGCCTACGGTTATCATTCTTTTTATTATAATTTGATTCGTTATCTTCTCGAATACTTCTGTTAGGTTTAGAACGTCTTTTATTTCCTTTATCCTTTGGATTCAGATAACGGTCTATCTCATTAGCATTGAGTTTAGGCATAAACTATTTACGACTAATAAAAGTTAAACAATCATTTGTTTGATATACACTTTCGGTAATCATAGTTTTAGTCTTATCACATTCATAATAAGTCTTTTTTGCAGTAGCAGACTTATTAGATGTTTTACTCTTACAATACTTACAAGCTCGACAACTATGAGCTTCAATTTTTGGTTGTTTCATTACCTCATAATGTTAGATAGTTTTAATATTACAAGAATTTGTATTTAATTGAGGATGGCTCGGCCTTCGGCCTCGCTGACCCGGTAGGGGAGTGGGTTGCGCGCCCACTCGTGAGGTCTTTTGCGCCACCAATTTAATTACTATTAAAAATACAAAGACGAAGAGCAATTTCGTTCTTTGTTCGTTCCGCGTCCGGATTAAGAGTTACATAAGATTACTCACCAGCAATCTTTGCAACTACAACTGAATCTTTAATGTTCACTTTGTGCACAAGTTTAGCAATGAGATTGTCCTCATTAGTTGTCGCACTAATCACAATACGGTTTTTGACAACCTTTGCCGTATCATGTTTGAGGCCCATTTCTACCTCAAATAGTACCAAGAGCGGGAATCGAACCCGCACGACCATTGCTGGTCACAGGATTTTAAGTCCGGCGTGTCTACC